AGATAATAGCAAGGTAAATTTTGGGGTCAAATTAAAATGAGAATTAAAGTCTATTACGAACAAATCCCTGAACATTATGACGGTGATTACCCCAGTGTGACCATCCATTATCGGCCACAGGACCGCTTTGAGGCTGAGAAAATAGGGTTGTCATTGGGCGATGACCTTGAGGAATTTAATAAAAATCTAAATCATAAACCTGAATGGTTGAAATGATCTACATAGTTACAAAGCCGAGCAAAAACAAAGAATTTCAAGCCGGGGATCATATCCGATTTATGGGCGATGGGTCGATAATATGTAGAGAGGCCCAGGGATGGATAGATAAAGAGGATGTGCCGGAAGCTACAAAAGGCATGGAATACGAAGTTGATAAGGGATGGATTGAACGCAGGAAATCCCACTTAACACGGGAATTAGGAAAGATAAAACAGGCATGAAAGATTACCGTTGGAAGCCTAAAAAAACGGTCAATACAATATGGGCACCTGAAAATATATTGTACGCTAACCAGTTTTTAGAGTCGGAGGGAGCAAGAATGACTAAAGATGAGGCAAAATTAATCAAAAAGTGGCGAATAGAGGAAAAATATAGTTGGCGCATGGTAGCACAGAATGCTTACCACGCTGGCATTGACAATTCAGATTGGGAGCCGCCTGATAATCAGATCGTAGGACGAGAATTGTGTGACAAGGCGGCAAAGATATTAGGTGAAGATGTAAATGAACATCCGTGGAATTGAGAAGGTTAAATGAACCCACTATCTGAACAATACGGACCACAGAAAGATATTTGAAAAGTCTTGGTGTAGAATCTGTAAGAGGGGCGTTGGAAGAAGGACTAAAGAGAAAGGGGAGGTTATTAATCTTGAGGAAAGGAGATTGAAATGAAAGTAACTAATAATATTGAGAACGATATAACGCCACAGCAATTAGCCGCTGCGTTTGTGAATGGTGGCAGTGATGAACAAGCAGAGTTTTTTAATCTAATAGGCAAATGTTTCAAAGAGGCCGAGTTTGATGCTGAACTGCAATGTTGTTACATAGCCGATGATATCAATAAGGACGGGAAGGATTTTTTGTTCACGCTTTCTAACTTTTTAAAAGCACGAGGCATAGGGTCTGATAGCAAAATTACCACATTGCTTGGCGTATATGAGACTGAAATTTTAAGGGGTTAAAAAAGAAAAACGTGTCCACTTGTGTCCATGAAAGGAGGAAGAAATGAAAGTTGATTATTGGGACTATAAATCTGATAGAGAGGTATTCTTCTACACAACAGAAGATGATGCGATCGAAGCATTTCTTGACGAAGCTTCGGGATCATCCTGTCAGCCTGAGACATTAACACTTCATGGATATTCAAGAGTGAAGATCACAGGTGTCAATGTCGATTCTCCGCTTGAATACGTGATTGAAAGATTAGATGATGAGTATGGAAATCCTGATAGTGATGGTACAGACATTACTCCTGCGATGGAGCAGGCAGAGCAGATATTTATAGATGCTATATTAGAAGAATACGTGCCATGGACATGTGAGCATGTGGTAGAAAAACAAATAAATATTAAGGAATGGTTGGATGCCAAAAAATAGAAAACGTGTCCAAGATTTGTGTCCACTTGGGGAGGTAGATAATGATTAAAATAGGTTTTGTGTCTTACGTAGACAACACATCAGAGATAATAATCAAAGATGATAATATGGCATTAGAAGTTACAGTAAAATGTATTCTGACAGATGAGCAAAACGAAACATTAGAGAAAATGTTGGGGATGTGTGGGTATATCGAGGCTGAATGTGATTGAAAGCAGTCGTGTGTAGGGTATAATTGCTGAAGATAGAGAAAACGGAGGCGAGGAATGAGTTTATTCATGTATCGATGGAGATATAACACAATCCATAAAAATGTATATTATTTTTGTTTCGATTTCATAAATGGAATATGGAATATAATCAGGTATTGACGCGTTAATTGATATGATAAAGGAATGTGAAGTAGATGAGGGATATACTGTCATAAAAAAAAGAATGAAAGCGTGGGACTTTTACAGATTGCCAGAGTTTACAGGATTTTAAAAAAACCCGCCAAAGTGTGCTTAAATCAGAGGCATGGCGGGTGCATTCTTAAGTGACCCCTCATGGTGCGCTATATGGAAGCGTGAGGGGCGTTGTTCTACTCAGATTTATCAACCTTTCCCCAGCTATAGTCCAGATCATCGTCCGATCCGAACGCATCATACATACTCCAGCCTATATTATCATCGCTGTAAAATAGCTCTATTTGCTCCTGTGTATCAAGAATTGCCTTGCGTTCTTGAATAGTCAATTCTTTCAGATGCCTTCGAGGATTGCCGCACATCCAACAGGAGCAAGCCGGGACAGTATTAACAATCATCCCTAGCTGTCTTCTATCTAAAGGGTGATCCGGCCAATAATAATACGTCCGTCTGGCCTTCTTCAGTCTTGCAATATGCTTTCTTCTAATAGCCCTCTTACTTCTTCGTATGTTGCCATTACACTCAGCCTGTGAAAATACATCGGCCATATCCGTACTACCCAATACTTTATATATCTTCTCCACCATGCATTGCCTCTTTGCTCCATAATATCCAGATATATATCTGCAGCCGTGGTCTTGTCCACTACAGGGACAGAATCTATCCGTGAAAAGTAGTCATGTGCATAACCACCTCGTATAGATGTACCGACGAATAAAGGGATCGACTCTCGGTCACACACGAACCCCGTAGGGATGGTGAAATCTTGTTTTAGAATCCGGCTGTACATAGTGAAAGGCTCTTTGAACCGGACATATTTATAGTCAATTTCTTCGGTTATAGGGTTGTCATTAATCATCGTTGCCGCCCTATGATATTGTGGCTCATTATTAATATAATATGAGCCACAATGCTATTAGTAATTAATATATTCATAGTAATGCTCAATAACCAAAACCGAGCGGATGAACCGTATTAGCTTAACGATATCAATAAGGATATGACGGTCTTGATCCGGCATATCCTCCGGTCTTCGCATTACTCGACAGGATCTAATATTATTGCGTCTTCCGTAATCAAGATAAGCTTTCCATCGTACAACAAAAAAGTTCCGATACCATCTATATCAACCGTGTTATCGGGATCAGCACGATATGGCGCACCAATGTAACCGCCCGGATAAGTAATGTCAGCCCATCCCGAAGGGCAGGGTCCAAACGCTGAATCCGAGAACTCAACTTCAAAAGTAATATCGCTGATTACTGTTGAGAAAGTCTTGTTGCATAGAGCACCCGACATATCCGAGCAGCCCGCATAAGCGAACCCACAAAGTGACATTAATATACCAATAGATAGTATTATTCTTTTGATCATGGGTGGTTTCTCCGTAAACCTAAAAAGTGTTAAATATTTGAGGATAAACCGGATAGGGACTTGGATAAGGAACATGCTTTATATCATTGCCACTAAATAGCTTATCAAGATCTTGTTTAAGTTTAATAGCTTCTTCTTTTGTTAATTCAATCTCTTTTTCTTTAATCTTCACTTTAATCCATGAAATCATAAATGCCTCCTTACAGTTTATAAAACAAGTGTCCTCCTATTACACAATCTGCCAATCGTTTGCGAGTAAGTCAGACTGTGATGCAAGCCATCCTGGTTGCCATTTTTTGTCAGAGGTAAACATGGCAAAATATCCAAGGCTGTCAAGTGGTGTGTCTTCCCCGATAAATTTAGCAGTCCTGTCATTTACTTTCCTGTTTGTACCTTGTGTATTGAAAGGTGGAAGTTGTAGTGGAGACATATAAACCACAAACATATTTTTGCCATTCCAATTCTCCCGACTACATTTCATTCCCTTAACCATTGCCTTTACTGCTTCTCCGATGTTCATATAGCATTTCTCCTTTCTCTGTTACAGTTTATAAAACAAGTGTCCTCCGATAGCCGCCACAGGCTCCTGATCCTCTGCCCAATACGGTATCGTACCCACTGCATGGTAATGGTTAGCGCCCCTTGTAATGTCCCTAAAATAGCCATGCAATAGACCCCAGGCGATAAAGTGCGCCTCTCGCCACCAGTCTTTTGACCAGTCGTGTTTAAACATGGATGAACGTTGATATTTCGGCTCAAAGCATGAAAACTGTTTAGGCTGAAGGCATACATCTTTATAGTTCCCAGGCCATCGTTTATCTTTAGTTCGGTTCATCATCACACACGCTACAGCCATCTTTCCAACCACACTCTCACCTTCTGCCTCTCCGATAATGGCGGACCGTAGAATGTCTATGGCTTCCCATTGTTGCATCTCGACAATTGGTATCGGTATGTCCATCAGTCCAACCTCTCATCTCGTTGCCTGCGTTTCTGGTCGTTGCGAATATCTGTGAGGATATCCTTAACTTCGCCTATGGCGCCTTTAACTTCTTTCACCTCATTCTTAACCTGTGTCATCTCAATACTGTAAGCTGTTTTAATATTGCTAACACCCTCTCTGTTCGTGATAATGTTCGATGCTGCCCACATTATGACCCCTGCCAGCAAGACACCTCCGGCGGCATTAAGGACCCCGGCAATTGTTAATCCTTTTTTGCAATCATCTCCATTAGCCATGGCTGGACCCCCTGAGCAGTAGAATTAGAGTAAATTTATTTTTCTCTTGAACTTGAGATTGAAAAAATGGTAGGTGTGGCAGATCCATGATGCACCTCCGGTTTAGGTGTTAAGTGGTAGAGTGCCGGGTTAGGTGTGGCCTTGCCCGGTGCTTGCCTATTTTATTGAAATGAAACGCCCCTGTTTACAGCCGGTCTATTGTATCCATAAGCTCCAATATCCGGCCCATCGCCCCAGAGTCCGACAGCATCATCAACCGTATCAGACCACACAGGATTACCGGCATAGTCGGTTTGATCACCATCAACATGAACAAAGGGGATTGTGCCTGAGTTTACGCAGGGGGAAGATGGTTGGAGAAGATAATTTGCCAAGTTGGGGAAACTGCCTGAACCATTTGTTCCATCCCTCAATATCCTTTCCGTTTCGGCATCTATAAGTCCATGATCATCATAGTCAATAGGAGTTGGCAATACTGGCAAAGTATCAGAGAATAACGATCCCCTCAGATATTTAGCCGCATCCGTAAAATTAAGGACGATAGCATTACTCTTTGATAAGACATCAAAAAATATATCCCATTGTGATAGCGTAAAATCACTACTTCCATGTGAATGGAAATAGCAAACAGCATTATTAGCTGTAATCCAATCTATCATAGAATTAATACGATTTTTTAACTCTGCATCGGATACGTCATTTTCGTCTCCAGATCCATCTGCGTCATGATATTCAGAGAGCGCCTTTGACCTGATATAATACAGTTCCAGATCCTCCATATCGTGATCACAATCCGCAGGCTCTCCAGCCCTGGCAGCTAATAACCCATAATTTTTAATATAATCTCGGATAGTTTCATCATGATACCCGATAGAATAAATATGAGTTTCAATTTTGAATGAAGGGATGTAAGTTTGTATTCCAGCCTCCAATGCTTCTATATTTTCATCAATTTCAACGTGTAGGTATGCAGTTTGATCCCATGTTGCGGTATATCCACCAATACAAGATTCAGACGTAAATGAATCAAGGCACACTGCTTTAGCTCTCCCATACGCAATACCACTTGGCAATACAGCATCCCAGTTGCCAGAATCTTGGATGTTTACCCAGTCAATCACATTTTGAATAGTTTTGAAATTTGCATTACCAGGGTCCCCATATATGCTTAAATCTTCACCTGTTGATAAGGATAGTGTCCCATACCATGTAGCGCTATTAGATGCGTCAGACCGGACAATGGAAAAAGAAGCTGTGCCAGCAGGATGTGTCAATACAATAGCATTGATTCCTGTCCCTTCGACATCTAGTCTATTGTCAGAATATCCATGGCTCGAAATATCAACACCATAGTTATTGATTAAGGCCGCAATGTCTGGATAGCTGGTATATGTAGCAATGTCTGCTGAATGGAGGCCCCACGTCACTGAATATCCATAAGAATACGCTTTTTGAGCCAGAGAGGATATATAATCTGCTCCTGCTGTGTCATCCACTCCTAAAATCACAATACCTATGCCCATAGTATGTGTATACTTGGGTAAATCATAAAAGCAGTTGTTAGCGGTAGTGTTTATCAATCCCATAGACTCAGGGTTAATGCCGTCTGATGTAACCCTGCAATTATTTAATACACAAGTCCCACCCCCTTCAGCGTTGTTGTCTACAGCACTATAACTTGACACAGTTTTGCCCGATAAAATACAATTATTGGCAATTATTGTATGCACATCCGTGTACGGCGCAGAAATAAAATTTTGTGAAACTTTAGATATATTAGTGTTGTTTAGTATTGCAGAACTTCCACCATGGGCTAAAACCGCTTTCTTTGTGTTTTCTATCACTGAACTATTTATTGTAAATAATGAATCTGCATGGTTCCCCCATATCCCATTCGCAGATAAATCATGAATATACAATCTATTCCCAATCCATGCGCCCTTGGAATATATCCCATTATTGCCATTGCAAATCTCTACATTTTCAATTAGCCCTCCTGTCAACGATGTATTGATATATATCCCGTATCTGGCATCATCTGGAGGAGAATATATTTTCAAAGGACCTTTAATACTGATATTGTTTCTGTTGACAACTATCGAATGATTGGTGGTTACTTCGCTACTATCAAGAATGACTCCATCTCCACAGGCAGATAGTAAAAAATCGGACTTATCTATCAAAAACCCACTATCTGAATCAAGGTCTGTCCCGTAATATGTATCATCACACAGGTACAAAGTTCCTCCGTTTCCTGCCAAACCTACTGCCGCTTCAAGATCCCCTGCTGTCCAACCCTCAAGATCTAGGCAATTACTGCAATCACCCACCTTGTAAAATCCTGGTTTTGCACATAGAACAGACCCCCAACACCACCCAGGCAACAACACCAATATCCCGATTATAAGTAATATTTTTTTAATCATAGTCCCACTCCTGCTATTATCATCCAAGTTGTATTAGTCAGATCCCACCTGTATGTTACCGAATCCCCCGAAGCACCTGTAAGTGTGGAATCTGTACCGGACGAAACGTCAATGGTCACATCATCCGTGCCACCTACAAGAGTAAACGTCCTTGTCTCTCCGGCTACAGACCCCGCCGTGACGGTCATTGTATCCCCGGTCCCGTCCGTCCCTGCCGTGATCCATAGTTGGGCTTTGGTTGCATTATAGATACATACATCATCAGCGTCCGTACAAGTTACGTCTGCCGTGGATACAGCCATTGAACCGGCAAGGATGAAAATTTTGCTTGATCCGGTCCATGCAACTACATCACCCATGGTTCCTGCCGTAGCCGCACCTTGAGCGCCAATAGCCCAATCATAAACTTCAACACCTGTTCCTGTTGCGGTGGCATTGCCGTAAAATCTCACACCCGTATCTTCATCGGTCGTGTTGCTGTCTGTAAGTTCAATGGCTGGTATGGCTGAAGGGTCAATGGTGATGGATGTTGCAGTAGCGTCACCAAGGGAAGGTGCAATTAATACAGGGTTATTCGCCCTTACAGGCGCACCCGTTCCTGTTGCCGTGGTCCATACCATAGGGCTTCCGGAACCTCCACCAACCGGGATTTCCGTTGTGGCTCCATCATCAATTCCAAGTAATTCGGCATCACTTATACTTCCATCTGAGCCATAGGTAGCGCCTGATACTGTACCTGACACGTCAATGCTTCCTGTGATTGGTAGGGTGGTAGTACCATCCGTGACAGGGCCGATAACTACGGAGGTATCATTTCCATCATCGTAAAAAGATAATGCCCCTGAATCTGTAAGAAAAGCATTAACTGTTTTTAGTGTATCTGTTGACTTCTCATAAAGAAGTGTTGTATCAGCTCCCCATTGACCGCTATCATTAAAGGGAATTTCTGTATCTGATCCAGGAGGTACCCCTGTAAACCAATCGAAAGAAAACCCCTGTGTTGTTGGGATTAAACAAAAAATAAAAACTATTAAAAGAATGCATTTTCGCATAGTATCCTCCTTATGCTGTAGCCCAACTTCCAAGGGGCGAGTTTTTGAATTTCCATAACGTTGCAGTCGCAAGAAACAATGTTATGTTCGCCCATGTCTGAGCAGCAGTTGTATTGCTAACCGTACCTGGAGTTGAAGAATTTTCAATCCCATCACTATCAACTGAGGTTATTGTTAGATTACCCACACCTAATTTATGAACACTTATCCAATCCCCAATATCTTCTGCCGCCACGGAAGGCAGAATTATGTTGACAGGTGATGCATTATCTATAATCAGAACTTTATTCATATCCGCAAGAGTTAAAGTTATTGTAACATCTGTACTATCATATACTACAATCAAAGAGTCTGTGCCTTGCGTGTGATCCAATGCATTGGAGTGCTTTTTGCTGATAGCATCTGCTATATCCGTGTCACTCTTCACCGTCGAAAGAGATACGGCATTCTCCTCAACACTAAGGATGGCCCTAGCTTCGGTTGCTGTTGCATTTGTAACTGAACCTGTCGCTTTTTTTGCCAAGAACTGGCTGGCTGCAAGAGTCACCAGGCCATGCGTTCCGGCACCAGTTCCAACAATGATCTCATCCGCCGCCGTAAACTCAGTATACGCGACTGAATTCTCAGTGTATGAATAGGTCGCACCCGTAAGAGTAGGAGTTCGGGCCTGCAAGGACTTATGGCTTACTGCGTCAACATAGATCAAGGCAGAACTTGCTCCTACCTGGGGGATGATCGATACCGTAGATCCGAAAGAACAATGAGAAAACCTGTTCTCGTACCATGGCGTTGTGTCTACGGCACAATAGAAATCTGATCCATTGCAGTTGTACAGGCTGACCGTACCGGAAATTGCCCCGACGAATTCATTGAAGCCATAGGACTCTACCAGAATTGACTCATCCGGATCAGTCCCTGAGAATGTTCCAGTAATGGCGCCATTTACCCGGCAATTGCTATATTGCAGTACCCACGTCCCGGATGTAGTGGCCGTGAACGCACCGCTAACGAGACATCCATGGAACCCTACATATATGAGAGAATCGTTAGCCCTTTCAGCAGTTATCGCACCGCTTATGGTCATTGCAGGACCCTTCTCAGCCCTTCCACCCCACGTCCCAACGAACTCTATCCTGTCGTAGGTCCCTACCCCGGAATTAATTAAGATCGCGCCGGAGATATCAACTCCCCCCTGGCCTTCGATTCTAAGGTGTCTCGGATTTGTAATCGTGAGATCATCAGAGTATGTTCCCGGAGCCACATGGACTATCCAGTTTTTACCTGTATCGGCATTGATAGCCGTTAGGGCGGCCAAAACCGTCTTATACGGTAAAAGTATTGAACCGTCAGCCGTATAAGTCCCTGTGCGTCCACCATCAACATATATATCGTAGCAGGGCAACGCTTCTGACTTAAGGGTTGAAAAAGAACCAGGGGAAGGTATAGATCCCCCTATAGTAGTATTGTCTATGGTCCCCCCGTCAATGTCAGGATTGAGGACAAGAGGATCACGCCATACCTCTTTACCGTTTATTCGTTCTGTCATTATTTTCGTCTCCTGTACTTAACCTCAAGGCCCCATGTCCTTCCATCTGTATTTGCCCAACCGAACACAAGGGCATCGTCAGATTCATAACTTTCCACCCTGTCAGGCTGCCATAGATAATCTGTAACGCTTGAGCCTGAGAGATCCAGTGAGCAAGGGCACAAATCAAAGGCAGCACCTAACCCTGAATCTAAAGTGACCGTGAAGTTCTCCGAGGTAGTAGGCGCAGTGTTCACAGTAAGCCGTACTTCATCGAGCTTAAATCTTGCTTCAGGGTGAAGTCTGATGGTTACGGTTTCCGTGCCGGCCGGTGTCTCTGCCACATAATCCGCAAGGATGCTGAACTTGGCTCCTGATACAGCAGTAATTACATGCTCTCCGCTGTAATTCGTGAGACCTGTAAGGTATACGTGGGAACCTGAAGCGAACCCATGCGGTGCGGTACATGTAAGTTCAACTGTGCCATCCCCGTTGTCAGCTACGGCAGCCGCATCTATCACGGCGTTCATAGCCCCAGACCCGCTTGCAAAGATCCGCTCTTCCACAACAAATCTTTCATTCCAATTTGATGCATTCATGACAATAAATCCCCTTTCCGGTTATTTCTTCATGTTCTTACGCTGTAAATACGTCTCGTTGTACCACTTGATTGCCATTGCCACCCTTTCCTGATCCTCCGGAGACAACGACTTCCGGAATCCATACCTGAGCATCTTTGGCAGGCTTGATAACGGATGAGCCCTTTTGACACTCGCTGCAAGGTTTCCGAGCTTTCCATTGAAGTCTTCCTTGTAAATTTTAAGGTACTTTTCCGCTGCCCTGATATCCCCGTACTTGATAGCCTGTCTGTAGTAATACAGCGCATTGCTCCGACTGGTAGGATTCGGTGATTCCCTGCTTTCTCCCCTTTTGCCTAAATAGTCAAAGACCATGGAGCGAGTATCGTAATAGGCCTGTTCACCCGGATCTGACTGGTATATGACCAGGGATTTAAGGTCTCTCGCAAGCTGGCTTGCTACGGTTCCGCCTCTCCTTGGTTTGCCCGCTGCAAGGTTGTAGATTTGGCCGAGCTTCACATTTCGCAAGGCATACTCAGTTCTATCTCTGACAGGCCTGGCCCTGAACGGGTCAGGGTATAGGCTTCTCCCTGTAAGGATCTCATACAATATCTTGTATTCCGGTCTGCTCCCATTAATGACCCTGGTTGCAAACGCTTTAGGGATATCTATCAGTTTCTCTTGGATAGACCCCTTGCCTTTGACTAAATCTTTCATGTCTGAGGGCAGATCCTCCATACCAAACCATGAAAGGGCATCACTCAAGGCACCTTGGAACCGGATCGAGGATATGGTACCGTCAGAATTACGGCCAAGGATCAAATGGAGCTGTCTTCTGTTGGCTTCTCCTAACTCGTCTTCTTCATCGGGGAAGAACAGGCGATTCCATATATTCACCATCAGATATAACCCGGCTGCACGTAAAGACCATAATGCGGCTTTGCCTGCCACTTTCTTTCCTGTGACTACTGCGAGCCTTCCGGGAACCCCTGTCTCGCCCTGGTATTTGAGATTCTTGGCCATGTAGACGTAACGGGGGGCATTTATCTCCATCCATGAGTAAAAAGGAATCATCCGCTTTCTGATATACTCTCCCGCATGGGATATATTACCGTAGTCTCCAAGCAGCTCACGAGCCAGCTTTGCTGCCTTCTCGTTAGTGCCTGTTATTGCATCTATCTCTCCTTTACGCTTTGTGGCCCCGTAATGGATCTTCCCTTGGGCAATCTCTTCCTTAAAGAACCTGTATGCCGATAGCCTTATAATGTTCTCTCTCCAAGCGGTTACGGTCTTTACCGTGTTCCAATACCCCCGGCCCAAGGCCTGGGGGGTGTACCACTTAGAATCCTCTCCAAGGATAAGGTCTTTTACTATCCGGTCTGTAGACATAATTCTGAATACATCCTTGACCTCTTGGACAGACCATCCAGATCCGATAACACCTCTTTTTCTTGCTTCATCCAGTTCAGCCTGCAACTCCGGCGAAACCTCCTTATCGTGCATCCAGCGCCACAAGTCCCTGCTTGCCCTAAACAGGCTCTTGGGCTTTGTAACCCTGGCGTTATAAGCGAATGCCGCATCGAAGTCTCCGGACATATTGTTGATGTTATACCGGATGACTGAATAGGGATTAAGAAGGATGAACTGTTTCCATGCTGACAGTAGCTTGGCGCTCCATCTGGTAGGCCATGCTTTCCCATAATCGTTATCATTAAAATTATCCAGCGTACTCGCAAGCCCTTCAGGGATTACCCATACATAATTTCTACCTTTGGCAAGCATGGGTCTTACATCCTTATCCTCAAGCATCTTCTCACCGCTCATAACCTTTTGGAGGATACTATCCGTTACGGTATTGGCCCAAAACCAACCCTTTTTCGGGTCCGGCTGCCACTCCACATATCCTTCCGGCATCAGTTTCTTGTAAGTAAGAAAGCTATCACCCAGGGTCTCCTTGATAAGTGCGTCCCTGTCTTTTATCGCTTTAAGTATGGTCGCGGCCCATCCTGCACCAGGTTTCTTTTTGGCAATCAGGTAGGACAGGAAATTGAACCACCGGGGATCGTTAACCTCCATGTCGGGATCTTCGTGAGCCATTGCCAGTTGTTCCACAATATTTGAAAAGTTGGTGTCATATTCCAGCTCTCCCCTTTTAGCCATGCCTGCAAGGTTCTTGTTCGCTACGGCTATCTTTTGTTTAAAGGCTGTCAATGGGGTGATTAAAGTCCCCTTTTTGCTCATCTTGGTGAGCCCGGCGGCATCAAATATCTTTATAGCATTCCGGGTGTTCTGACTTTTGGCCGAGGCCTGAAGGCTGTTAAATACGTCTGATTCCTTTTGTATCTTTTCAAGGGTCTTGGCAGTCTCAAGCTGTGCTATCTGCTGCGATAATGCGAAGAACTCGGCCTCTACATACTCTGTGTTGTAGTCAAGCATGGACCCTTTTCTCGCGGCCATCCACGGTCTCCAATGGCCTCTTACATCCTGTGACCCTACTCCTAGTTTACGGCCCTCACCTTTCTCAGAAAGAGCGTTCCAGAACAGCAATACCTGATGGTGGTAATAGTCCTCATGCTTGAGTACCTCTTTGTTTAGAATCTTATATTTGACAAGCTCGGATTTAAGGTCATTAATATATTTCTGCCGTGCCTGGTAGGACTTGAGGGCTGATTTATCCTGACTCAATTTGTCTTGAGCCTTGTCGTAGCTGGTCATTACCTCTTGAGTGGTTTTGAACCCAAAGGGCAGATTACCGTCTTCAAGAAGACCGCTGTTTATGTCCTTCACCATGTCGCCAAGAAATATATTGAGCCTGAAGGTTTCATACCCATCCTTTGACAGCCCCTTAAGGAAACCCATCATCGCCTTTTCTGCCTCTTTCTTGGCGGTCTCAGGGATCTCTTGATGCTCTCTCAGAATGTTCTTTACTCTTGCGGCCTCTGCTTTATCCTGCATAGACTCGAGTAAGGGGAAGTGCTCTCGCTCAGTCCATGCCCTGCCAAGAGCTTCCTTGGCCTTCTGGAATTTAGAGGGCGGGTCTACCTTGGCCTTACGGTATCGGTCGGCAACTTCCGGAGGTAGGATATCGTCGATGACTTTGGATTGGTTGGAAGCATTGAACCGTACCTGTAATGCCTCGGCCTGCGCTTCGGCCTTGTCAGCCTCACGTATAGCGTCCAGCTTATCGCCATTGCGCTCTAACATGGCAATCTGGTCTAATACGTCCTGGTCCCAAATGACATAGTTATATGATCCTTTGCCATCGGATCGGCTCATACCATCGAGGTATTTGTTGCCGGGGATACCTATTGATACAAGGTACTCGGAGGCGGCCTTGTCGGAACCAAGCTCACCAGCTATCCTATAGTAAGAGGTAGCCCCATTCTCGATGTCTGTACCATCTTCAGGGTTGAGATCGAACTTGTCGGTTCGTACTGGCTTTAACGCCTTCTTTACATACTCACTCTGCTCACTAAGAGGCTTATCCCAATCCAACAGCTTAGGTATTTCGGCATCGGGGATGTCGAGACGGTAGAGGGAACCAGCTTTCATAGCAGTCCTGTATTTCGAAGCCTCCTCTCTTGTCTTGAATGGCCCCGCCAATGTAGTCTGAGATGGTGAATCATAGATAAACCATTCTCCTGTTGAGTTCAAATGTTGCAGTCCTAGAACAAAAGAACTTGATAGCCCTTCTTGGTATTCTTTCCCCACTTCCTCCGTTTCAGAAGAATACCATCCATGCCCATAAGCCTGCATCCCCTCACCACTGCCTATCTTATCCAGCCTTGGCCTACCATGAGGAAAGCCTGGTTCCGGCGGCCATACATGCGGCGTGCCGTGGTACACCATCTGGCGGCGTATATCAGGGTCGGCAGGGTTGAACTCGCCTGTGTTGTAGATGCTCTTTATTTGGGTGGGAGAGAAAGCAACCACAATATGAGATGATTCTGGCCTTCCTGTAGACATAACACCAACATCCCTAACGTTTGTAAAAATAACCCCATCTTTTTTATCTTTTTTCGCTTCCTTGATATATTCAAGATACTGTCCTTCTTTATACCCTCCACCAAAATAGTCCACCACCATTGGATTTTCCATCTTGATATAAACAGGCATAATGTTGCTTCCTGAGCTATACGCTTTTTTAACAGTTTTTTGGTCAGGGGTATAAAAGGCAGAAGGCAAATAAGAATCGGCAACGCTTGCCTTTGAGGTAAAGAACATTGCATTTTTAGCATCTTTGTAAATCGTGCTTGCCTTAGGGTCGAACTCAGAAAAATCGTAAGATGTTCCATGATAGAACACAATAGGATTTCCATCTTTGTCTATGGTTTTACTTTTTCCAAACCATTTCCGGAAATTAGGGTTATCCCTGATGCTCTTCATTGCCTTGTCAATGCTGAACCTGGCACTCACCGCAAACTCATTTACGCCTATATTCTGTCCCTGGTTCTCCTTCACGCCCTTCTTGATAGCGTTTCTTGCAAGGTCTTTAATCTCGTTTACCGTGTAAGTAACGTGGGGATCTATCTTTCTTAGGAACTGCCTGAACAACCGTACAATACGCGCCCAAACCTTGGCAGGAAGAGCGTCACCGGCTATTTGCTTAGCTAACCATTCGTCAGTTGCCTCAATGCGGTCTTTACGCTTTTTGGTGTCTAATTTATAATGTGCTGCGACCGGTTCTATGCCTTCCGCATAATCGTTATAAACATCATACAGGAACGTGTCATAGTCCTTTCCTAACGTCTGCCTGATACCGTCATGGCCTAATGTTTCTTCAAGTATGGTGTGGGTAAGCTGCTTGCGGTTTTCTATGTTGTCGGCAACAAGGATGATCCTGCGGTCGCTTTTCCACCCTGATATGAACACACCGCGGATGATAGAGGTATGGCGGTTGAAGTTGCCTGAAGTCCACACCACGTCCGGTAGCTCATCCTGTGATTGTACTACCTCTATGACTCCTACATTCTTCCACTTGCCGGTTATCTGCCTGGCTATGTTCTCCACTACATGTTTGGCCAGGTGGGTTTCGGGAGGCGAACCTATGTTGGAGGCACGGATATCAGAGGTATTATCATCTCCTGTCTGGTCCGGGATCTCAAGGGGTGTAGATGCTGGCGCTTTGCTTTGGTTCTCGCTCTCTACCAACTCCTTTAGTATTTCCTTTAGTCTGTCCTTTTTTTCGTCTAACGATCCCTGGTGCTGAAACTTGGCCCCTACTTTTTCCTTTGCTACCTCTGCTTCATGAGTGACATTTGCCAATGCGCTTTCAGTATTCTTTAGCGTTTGGTCAAACCCTTTTGCAAGGTTCTCTATACGGGTAATAATACCCATAGGACTTGTTTCTTCTAAGCGCAGGGTCTGGTGGTCTCGTAATCCTGTCTTTGAGTTTACCCATATTGTAGTAGATATAACCTCTGAATGAGACTGTTTAGAGACATCGCAGCCAATAGATAACCCTGCATATTCCCCTATGGTTCCAAAACTAGTTTCATGTCCGGGTTCCACCTTTTTCGCATTAGCCTCAATTATCCTTATGATAGCATTTCCGGCATCCTCCCTTTTGGAGTATCTGGATTTACCTATGGATATATTGAACTCCCCTTTGGGGGGGATAGACCTGCTCTCTATAGTATCCTTCAGCTTTTCTATTCTTTCCTTGAGGCTCAGGATATCTTCTTTACTATATTGCAACGTTCTTCGTAATCTTAACTGAGTCTGCTCATGCGCCCTTCTCAAAGACTCCAGCCTGTTAACCTCATTCTCAAGCCCTGCCTGCTCCAGCAATAAAGGGTTGTCTGAAGACATAGCCTTTGCAAAAGCGTAAGAATCCGCTGCCCCGTCAATATCGGTGGTATCTTTCTCGACAGCTTCCCCTCTAAGGAATTGATCAATAAACCGCTGCTTTGTCTCTAAAAACTGCCACATTATTTCGTCATGGCTTCCCTTTGTGACATAAGCATAGATATCTACGCTCAGGTTTTCATTCCCTTGCCGTATTATCCTACCTTCCCTTTGTTCAATCATTGCCGGAAGATAATTGTCAGGGTCTAAATGGTGCAGTGCTACAAGTTTTTTCTGTGCGTTTACCCCTGTTCCCATTGCCTGAGAGGACCCTATTATTATGCGTACCTCCCCGCTATTCAATTTGTCAAAAAGTTTTTGCTTTTGTGCAGACTTCTTATAATTCTGCATGAAAGCAATTTCATTTTCACTAATGCCCCTTGCTACAAGAGCATCCTTTATCCTCTTGTATGCACTAAAGCCTCTCTGTTCCCCGCTTCCTCCTGGAACACCTAAATCAGAGAATATCATCTGAACAGATTTGGTATCCTCGGTTTTTTTCCATATATCATACACCTTGCTTATGCATGTCTCTAATTTGCTGTCAGGGTTGGGTTGCATCCTATTGTTGATATATCTTTCATCAATGGCCGCGTGTCTTCCGTCAGTTATAACCGAAAGGATAATATCATCGCCTTTCTTGGCTGGACCTTTACGGTTTTCAATATCTCTTACCCTATCCCTTAACGTAATCTTGTATTCTTCTTGAAGTGGGGTTTGGGGAACGTCTATAATCTGTCTGGCCCCTGTGTTTACTTTCGGCAGAGTAATGTATGGAAGATCTTGCGTCCTGATGTAATCTCCGATCTGCCCCCACATCTGGCTCATTTCAGTCATGTTGCTGAACTTTGCGAACCTTGAGACAGTCTTGTACCCACCAACAGTAGATTCAACATTTGATACAATATTGCCGAACATGGATGCCCATGCGTCAAAGTTGTTCAGTCCTTCTTCCTTTAAAAGATCCTCTTGGAGAAATCTCTGTATAGTAAATACCTCTCCAAGAGTGTTCGTTACAGGTGTCCCGCTCATGAGAACTAAAGAACGTCCAGGATAAAGGGATTCAAGGTGGCGGCTTTTCAGGTAAAGATCCATTGCCTTCATAGACCCTTGAGGATCAACTCCCTTTATGTTGGGCTGATTTGTTACAAAATCTACCTTTCTGAACTCCTGAGCCTCGTCAACAAATATCTGGTCAATGCCTGTTTCCTCAAATGTAAGACCGGTATCTTTGCTGTCTGCGGATAGCATTTTCTTAAGACGTTGCTCTAACCTCTTTTTTGCCCTTTCAATCTGTTTAAGGGTGGTTCTGTCATCCGTTTCAGACATTATGGTTTCTAATTCACGGATCATTTCCTCGATATACTGGCCACCGACAGCAGGGTCAACGGGTATTTTCCCAAAGGCGCTATGGGTAATGATAATCCCGTCCCAATTTTCTGCTGCTATTCTACCCATAAACCTGTTCCGGTTGGCTTTTGAGAAATTTTCCTCATCAGCCACAAGGATCTTGGCAGTAGGATATAATTCAAGGAACTCATTGGAGAATTGTCTTAGCATGTGGTTAGGGACTACCCACGTCGGTTTCTTTTTTATACCAAGCCTCTTCATCTCCATACCGCTCATGATAGAGGCTATAGTTTTCCCTGCTCCCACGCTATGAGCCATGTATGTGTTTCCCTGCTGTACGATCCTCCATGCGACCCTTTTTTGATGTTCATACGGAGTAAAGGCATTGCTCATGCCTGGGAATGTCATTTTGTCTAAGTGCTGACCTGAAAAATCCCTTTTTACAAAACAATTATAATGGTCATTGAATGCCCTTGTTATTGCATCAGTCCTCCCTGCGTCTTCCCATATCCATTCGGCGAATTTTTCTTTCATGGCCTGGGCTTTTGCTATGGCATTATTGGTTTCGTCCTGGTTCAATACAGGTTTTTTATCTATTGTGTCTGTTACCTTTATAGGTTGGTTATTCAGTAATCTTTCTAAGATACCTTGAGCATTGATTCTTTGGGTTCCCCATTCTGCGGTTGAATTAACTGAATGATCATACTGGATAAACCCTCCAGATCTTAATCTAAGTGCCCAAGTACCCACCGAAGGTAGATATGTGATCTTGATATGTTCAATGCCAAGGCTTTCCGCAAAGTCCTCTATTATTTCAGGTGAGATAATAGGCATACCCAATCTTATCTCAATGTCGGTATGGGGCTTGTCTTCGGGGATTACCCCCTCAAGAGCCTTTACATTTTTGCTGAAAGATTCGTCCTCTTCTGCCGCGGCCTGGGCCTCGGATAGCTTTGTCCTAACATTTCCGGAAAGGTACTCGTCTCTTGATTCCCATTTCTGATTTTTAGGGTTTTTGAAAATAAGATCCCCAAGACCTTCAACAACTACGTCTTCAGTCTCACCATACAATTTGCTTATATGGTCAAGATCTACATATCCCTTGTCTACCAGGGACACAAGATATGCGTCTTCCACAGTTTCTATCTTAGGCGTTACTTCCGGCCTGATAACCCTTTTTGTAAAGATATCGGCCTTGGTTGCCTTTCCGGTTGCCTCACTGTAAATCTCTAAAGATGCTACCCCTTGTGCATTAGGGTCCTTATTTATCGCTGTGATATTAGGGTAGCGGATACTCTCCGTCCCATTCTTCATGTTAACGACAGTATGTTTGTTTATGGGCCCATGATTCTTAACGAATGCCTCATAATGCTTAGATAGCTGCGTCTGTGCCTTACTCAACTCTTCGTCTGTGCCATTTTCTTTCAACTGGACATGAAGCACGTTCTTGTAAGCATCCCTTAGCCTTACAAACCTTTTCAATAATGGGATATTCCTTGTTACCGGAGTCCCTATTCCTTCTTGCTTATTTAAGAGGTTCCCTTTTTCATCTATATAATAGGCGTTCTCTTTTATATAGCTCGGTGCAAAATCATATTCTTTCGGGTCCCTGTCTGCTACAGACTCAATGGCTTCGTTTTTGTAAATATCCTTAGAGAACTTATCCGTAGCTTTGTTGAAGGATTCACCGATATCAATAGATTTATACGGCTCAACAGTGTATGTGTTCTCTGCGTACATGCTCCCTGTCATGGCATTTTTACCAAGGATCATGTCAGGGTTCTTCTTGAAGTATTCGTTAATACTCGTTTCGGTTCCTTGAACCTTTATCTTGGTTGTATTTTTCCATGCTTCCCCAGCAGACTTCTCACCATCCAGGCGTTTACGAAGAAAGATGACATCAGTTACCACCTCAGTACCGGCATTTTCCTTGAATGCTGTCTGAGGGAGCCTTACCGCACCTATAAGGTCGGCACTGTCTGATAAATAAGACCTGGCCTTGTCATTCATTTTATCCATGGTATATCGGCTTGTAACCAATACCATGACACCTCCAGGCCTGAGCTTGTCCATACTCTTAGCCATGAAGTAGTCATGAAGGGCGAACCTGTGTTTTGCGTATTTTCTATCTGAGGTAATCTTGACATCCCCGAAAGGCGGGTTGCCTATGACTACATCATAGAACCCATCAGGGACGGAGAATTGAGTAAAATCTATATTACGGATATTTTCATCAGGATAGAGTGTCTTGGCAATAGCCGCGGAGGTGTTGTCTAATTCAATACCCGTGAACTTGGTCTTTGCCAAAAGACTGTCAGGCAATAACCCTATGAAGTGGCCTACACCGCTTCCAGGTTCCAGTATGCGGCCACCCTTAAAACCCATAGATTCAAGGGCACGGTACATGCCTTTGATTATTGCGGGTGATGTGTAGTGGGCGTTTGGGGTAGAACCCTTGGCCCTAGAATATTCTTCTTCAGACAGAAGAGATTTAAGCTCTTTGCCTAAATCTTCCCACCCTTCCCTGTAAGAATCGACATACCCACCAGGAGCATACTTTCTTTTAGGGAAGATATTGTTTGCAAGTTCGCTTGCACCCCAACCAACATACTTGACCAGCTTGGCCTTTTCTTCTGCCGTAGCCGGACGGTTTTCAGACAGAACCTTTTTTAACGTGCGTATGGCCTCAACATTGTCTTGGCCTTTCTTCTTCCATCCTCCCTTGCCTACATTATCTTGGTCGGTGATGCGGTAATTGCTTTTTACAACAGGCTGTTTAGGAACTCGTTTAGTTCTGCCAGAGTTATTTCCCTTGCTACCATCCCTCTTCGGTTCGCTTCCTTTATCCTTTCCAATGTTTCTTCCGGTAGAGGATTGGCCTTCTCCATTCCCTTCCAGATCGCTGTCTCCTGGTTGGCGTACTGATCCTCCACTGAGTCCAGAAACTCCTTCTCCCTCCCCAACAGTTCCTTCTTCAGCTTCGGGGATCTCTTGATGAACTCCTGCGTTATCCTCCGATAATCCACTGACATCTTCTTTGACCCCCTTTCCTTCCTGTGACAACTCTTCTCTTACGAACTTTGCGAAATACGGCCTTGCCTTTGTCCCTAAATGCTCAAGAACTAATGATACAAACTCCTTGGATGATTTCCCCGCCTTGACCGCGTGATCCCACATGGCCGCCATGACGGGTTTGATCTGTTCCCACTTTGTCTGGTCAATCTTATCATTAGATAGAGCACCTACATCCCCCAATATCTCATTGATCTTCTTGGCGCCATCTATGATCGCCTTCAGGTGATCAACGGTCTCTGTGGCCTTTTCTTTGGCAGTGACCGGCTTTGTAGCTTCCGCTTGTTCTTTTTCCCTGGCTTCAATCTCCGCTGCCTGCCTGTCAAACTCGGCTAAAAGCTCATCGGCTGTGGATTCTGAAGCCTTCTTTTCTGCCTTTGGCTTTATTGTCTTACTTTTTTCAGACTTTGGCAAGGGTTCTGAAACTTCTCGATTGGGTTCAACCGTCAAGGATTCCTTGTTGCCGGCCTCAGCAGGGGCTACCTTGCCAGACTTGACGGGTGCGCGTGTTGCATTTTTTGCAACAGGTGGGGACTTATAACTCTCATATGCTTTTTTAATGTCTTTAAAGTTAGACGTGTCAGGATTAAGACCTAACTTCGTGATACCATCTCTCCATTTATGGTTAGCTATCCCTTTGAAGTCTTTTTCCGTTCCATCTAAATAACGTGATAATGCAGCTTTGTTATATGTGTTAGTAAAGTCAGTCCCGAATATGTTCTCTATCCATTCTTTTGAAGGCGAATTGTCATATACTCTTTGTTTTTCTAACTTTTTTGATTCCTCTATAGCTGCTCTTTCTACTTTCTCAGCTTTTCTTTTTTCTGACTTTACTCCAGAAGCACCATATTTATCTAACTCGTATACCTTCCATTCAATAGGCCCTACCACATGGATCACATTGCCTTTTTCTATAGTATTAAGCCCTATTGAGTTAGCCCATGATGTTATTTCCTTTTTCTGTTCATCAGTAAATTTCTGGCCAGGTCGATTAGGAATAATGTTTGCAGAATTTTCCGCTACAGTATTGTATCTCCAGTCTCTATAGGCTGGCATATTCGTTTCTGCAACAGGTGTTTCAACTGTCAAGGATTCCTTGTTGGTTGGTGTTCCCGGTTTCAACTCATCAGCTTTACTTACAAGGTCAGGGTAATCTTTCAGGACTTCAGGGGGTACAGACTTGCCTTCTTTGAGGGCTTTTTTAATGGCTTTTTCCTGTGCGGAAATAAGTATATCAAACGCTTTTTCGCCTTGTTTTTCCACGCCTGCACCTGGGAATTGGTCATCAAGATACATGGCTTCCTGGCTATAACCTTTATCCCTTAGCATAGCATAAGATATTTCTATCTCATCAAAACCTTTTTCCTTTAATTCATCATATAACTCTTTTGGTATTGATATTGTATTTATAGGTTTATTTTCTTCTTGTGCGATTTTAGCCCTATTGTGACCATCAATAATGCCTATACCATCAACCATAGTTATAGGGGGCATGTCTTCTACGTCAGGGAATCTTTCTTTTACATTATCAACTCTATGCTGTTCTTTCTCTGTGAATTTAAGATTTTTAGTGTCTTGCACTTTTTCATAAGTAATCTCCCACGGTTCTTTCTTCCCGTTATCGGGTGTTACTTCTCCTTGTACCGATCTATCCAATCCCACATCGGCATTTGTTTCGGCTTCTTCACTGGTTCCGGCCTTAACGGGTTCCGGTCCGATACCCTCAATGCCTCCCTGATCTTCAGTTCTTCCCTGGGCGGCAGCTTCTTCAGTGCCTTGTCCAATCTCTTCATCATCCGGTATTACCTCCTGTTGTATCTCATCATCTTCTATTCTGCTCCTAGCCTGAGCCTCTTCGAGATATATTCCAAGGTTTCTTTCATGTGCCGAGTTCGGCTTATGTCCCTTTGACTTGGCCTTCTCGATGCTCGTAGTTAAACGTTCAATCCTGGCCGTCAAATCTTTATCAGAAAGAGCCTTCGCCTTTTCCGCCATGGGAGATAAGGAGTCAGGCTGAACCTCCGTTTCTGTGGTTGTTTGGATAGGGATCGGCACACCCTGTGGTACTTCAGCACCCGCTTCCAGGTTGGCGAGTTCTTCAGGGGAAAAGCTGTCAACCGCCTCTTGCTCTGTCATGTCAGGGCCAGACGCGATATCAGAGACAAGTTGCTCGATGGTCTGATCTTCAGCTCTAGGGCCCGGACTCTGTGTGTCCAATAATATATCTTTTGGTGTCTCTCCTCTATGAGCCAATACATCCCGTGGGCTTTCGGGCATAGGTTGCCTTGTTGCAGGGATACCTCCAGGTTGCAAAGGGGACGTACCTAGGGGCGTAAGGGGGGTTTTTAGTGGGAATTCGATTATCTTATCCAATGCCGGAGCATCCGGGTGATCATTCGGGACGTGCTTTCTCAGCTTCGCAACATCGTCTACGGTTATCTTTCCATTGGATAAATCCTCAGTGAGTTTACCCATGTCAACCTTAGTAGGGTAGGGGCCTCTTTCCTTATCTTTCGTAGAGGATAAAGCAGCACCAGCTCCACCAAGTACACCCGCTGCCGCTGCGCCTATCAATCCTTCATAGGCTGCTTGCTTGATTGTCTGAGGCAATTCATTTATAAATTGAGCGACCTTTTGCAGGGTTCCTTGGTCCGGATTCTTGGCGTATATGTCTGTTGCGGCTTCAGGGAATGATTGCGAAAACTCGGTCACGCCTTCCGTTACCATTGATTCAAGGAGGTCTCTCACTTTTTCGCCCAATGCACGTTTAGGCTGCCACGCTTTTATGACCTTTCCTAACGATGCGTATTCCATGGGCATCTGAAGGGCCATATTTACAAAGGACGCCTTGAATGCCCTATCCGTATCAACACCTTCATCAATAAGCTGTTCATACTGGCTGCCCATGATATAGCCACCCATTACAGAGCTGGCGAGGGCCTTTCCCACTTTTGAAGTAACTTCTTTTTGAAGGAGTTTAGGAACTGCCTTTCCCGCCTTTTTCAATCCATATCTGGCAACTCCTGCCGGTCCTGATGTCGCAATGTACGGCAATGCCTGGAATCCTACCTGTGCGACCGCACCCGCGATATCCTCACCTATGCCGGCCGATTTCTCGAACTCAGGGGAAGGTTTCAGAACTTCAGCTTTAGACATCTCCTTTGCCTTATTTGAAACAGATCTTGATATAGACTCCGGAGCGACACTTAAAGCTCTTGGAATTACCGAAGAACCTTTGTAAAGATTGTAAATTGGCCCCGTGACAGGGTTGAGCATTGCAATGTTCTCAACGGTATCCTTCAGGACAGTCTTTATAGGGCTCCTCTTGAAATTCTCAGCCCTCTCTTGCTTTTCCCTCATAGCCTGGTCAGCCATGGCCCCCGTTGCTGTCAGGTTGCTCCTCACCATTTCTTTAGGTGTCTCGACAAGCATCTTACGGGCTATTCTGCCTACAGAATAACCAGGCTTATCGTCGGAGGTATCTTCAACCACGGGTTGTTGTGCAACATCCTCCTGTTGCTTCTTGCGGTACACCTGGATGTCTGAATAGGTCAGTTTTTTACTACCAGAAGGTTGGACCTCTTGTGCTGATTCTTCCTCATTGGCACCTTCAGCCTGCCTTTTCCTGTATTCCTGAATATCTGCGTAAGAGAAGGACATCTAAGTTATTCTCCTTGTTCTTCTTGTCGAAGAACTTCTTCCCAATATGCCTGTTGGTCAGGATTTAACCCGGCAAAATCTTCAGGATACTGAGGTCTTTTGCCTACATCTACAATAGGTCTTTTGACCCATGCACCGGTTTTAGGGTCTCTTTCTGCTATGACAGGAACATCAACACCCTTTGGCTCACCTTTCTCGTCCAAAAGAGGCTCTTTCGTTACAACCCTCTCTATCTTATCCGGCTGTTCCGGCAACCTCTCAAGGTTCGATATATTCGGTTCTCCGTTATCTCCAAGGTCATAGGCGCTTTGGATAGAGTCAGTAGTGAAGCCTTTCAATATGTCCCTTTTAGTCCTTCCGCTTTCTTCGAGCTTAAGCCTGTCCATAGCCCCTTTGTCCCGCATATCCTGTATGTTTTTATCCGCGTCTATTCCCATCTTGGCCCTGCCTGTTTGTCCGCTTTCTGAAAGCTTTACCCTGTCCATAGCCCCCTTGTTCGACATGCCCAGCCTATTTGTCTCTCCCACTTCACGCATTCCTGCCCTGGCGGTATTCCCTTGCTCCTGCATCCCTGTTCTCTGTAAGGCCCCTGCCTGCTCGATACTTGCCCTATCCCAGGCACCGGCGTTCTGCGCCCTTTGTGTATCAGCCGCAATCATGCCCTGTGCGGCCTTTCCAGACATATCATTATCAATCTTATATAGGGCTCTTTCCGCTCTTATAGCCTGTGCCCTGGCGGGATCATTAGAACTGGCGTTCCGGTCTTGCCATGACATGTTCTTAAAGTCATTGCCTTTCCCTGAATAAGACTGGTTTGCCGTTTCCTGGAGGTCTTTTCTTAATCCCTGGTACTCAGCAATATTCATAGGGTTTCTGTCAGGGACAGAGCTTGCAGTAGGCACAACCGACGCTACACCTTCTTTTTTGCCGATAAGATTTCCGGCCATTGACGGCATCTGAGGCATGGAAAGAGGGATTGGATATCGCTGTCCTGTTGTTGCTCCATTACCAAATGTGGATAAAGGGGATTGTAGCGCTCCGACTAAAGGCTCTTCATTGTTTGTTGCCACTGCCGCGCCTGCGGCGGGTGGATTCTCTTTAGCCTGTTTGAGCTTGTTATTTACCCTTGAATCGAAACTACTGCCTCCGCTGGTAACCCCGGACAAAGGGACTGAGGAGGTGCCTTCTTGCAGTTCTCTCTTCTGCGCGTTTATCTTTTGACGGTATCTACTGAAATCCATTCCCTTATCTCCTTATCCTTATGTCTCATTATAAATATGGTTATGGCTCGTAGTCGGTTCCTGTTTAGACAGATCTTTACTCACGCTATACCCATCCGATACGTGTGCAGTCAGATGTGCAGCGGCATTTACGCTAGACATGGCCGAGGCCGATAATTGCACCATAAACCCTGCTGCGGATCTCAGGCTTTCAACTTGCATATTGTGTGATGACAAGGCCGCCTGAAGGTTCGTTTCGCTCTCTTTAAGCATCAACCCGAGAACCCTGTCTTCATGCCCCGATTGAGCGTCATAGCTCTTGATATCGGCCTCAATCTGAAGTCCCGCGAACTGAAGATCTGATTTATATCCCTCTATATCGTAGCCGTACATTGTCGAATTGGTCTTTAATTCTTCAAGCTGCATCTGGTAATCAAGGACCACTGGCTCATACAGAAGTTTGTACTTCTTAAGCTCCTGCTCGTTGCGCTCCATGTCAATTTTTGCCTGTTCAATATTCGCCTGTGATTTTACCTTCTCGCCTTCGATGTAGGAGTTAAAACCTCGCACCGTAGAATCATAGATATCAGCCCTTGTCTTGTCATTTTCAGAATGTGCCCGCTGGTTCTCAATTTTGATGCTTTCACGCAGTTTCGCCCCTTCAAGCTCTCCAAGGTATTTCTTGATGAACATCTCGAATATCTGGCCCTTGGATAGCTCTATATCCGTGTGTGCCCTGGCCTCTGCTATGTTAATGTCGGCCTTTGCCTTCCGGCCTCCTACCATGGCCTCGTATGCTCGGGCCTCAGCCTCGAACATTCTGGCCTTCTCAGTCTCTCCCGCCATACGTGCAGTCTTGCAATTATACTGAGAGGTCACAGCTCCCAACTGTCCTGTAAAGATGTTCACCAGCTCGTGGAAGGACTCAAGGCGCATCTTGTTTGTGCCAAGCCTGATGTTTGCCCCTTCCATTTCTGTGACATATATTTTCCAGAGCAATTCAACCGATGTAAGTTGTGAATTGTATAGCTTTATCAGTTTATCTTGCAGCTCTGCGCTGAGATGTCCAGACTCTATCTGAAGCTTGAATTTTTCCAGCTTCTGTAATTCAATCCTGAATTGAGTCTCTAAGACCTGCCATCTCGTCTTGTACGCATCAAGCTGTTGGGCGTGTTGTGCTGATAAAGCGTTATAGATCTGTATAGCCGCTTCTTGGGTATATTTGGCACTCTCAAAGGCCCTCTGAGCCGCCTGGTCTGTATGGCTCATGCAAGCCTTTTCAAGGTCGATTCCTTTGGTTACGACCAGATCTATGGTTTTGTAAATGAGATCTGTCTGACGCAGGAGGATCTCGGCGTTGATACTGGTCAACCCCCGGCTTTTCTCAGCCTGTATCTGCAACAACCGGCCCGATAACGCTCCTGGGGGGATCTTCCAGGATCGGACAGCATAATACCTCTCAGCCTCTTGATAATTGGCCTCATGCTTTAATGCTTCACGTTCAATTGCCCTGTTCCAGTAGGCCGCCTCAGCCACGCTATCAAGGCCGCCTATGCCTAACAGCCCGTTCAATACCTGCTGGTACTGGACGTGCTGCGGCGCGGAAGGATCGTAAGCGATAGATCCTACATCGGTCGTATTGAGGTTACTGATCTTGCTCAATAGGTAATTCTGTAATCCTGTTTTAAGCTCAGATGAGTATTCATTCTCATTGTAGATAAATGTGTTTGCCGGAGGGTTAGGCATGTCTGAAGGGAACACACCTTCGAATACAGGGTTCTCTAAGTTCTTAGGCTCCGAAGGGATCGGGATTGTCCATAACGAAGGTTTTATAGGCATATCCTCAATAGGCTTTATCGGAATATCCGGGTCTTCAGTCGCTGGTGGATCACCCGGAGATGTCGGCATGGGTACAGTGATATCATCTTCATAGTTAAGCACCGGCCTTTGTGTCCCAAAATCCGGCACGTCAACCTGATTAAGCGTGGCAGTCGTAAGCGTCGGGCTTGGTTCGGTAAACTCCGGTATTGAACCCAGCACAATATCTCTTGATGTAGGTGTAGGAGGATTTTGGCCAAAGGACCGGATCTCAACAGGCTGAATAGTGACATCTCTCAATGCCGGATCTGTCGGTAAAGGCTTCAGCGAGAGAGAACCCGGTGTCCAGCTTGGCCTCGCGTATTTATATTCGCCCACGTTAATGGCCGGGAACGCATACGATAGATTACTGAACGGCACATCGAAATCAGTCTCGGTTGCCAGTCTATCTATGAGGTATTCCGACATATTCCATGCGGCATCGCCATAGCTTTCCGCATCATGGAATCTTTCTGTAACCAGATCCTTCGCTATATCCCAAGCGTTTGCCATTATATCAACTCCTTATTATTCTATTTCTACTTCACGCCCCGGAATGATAGGCATTCCTGGGCTATTCACGGAATATAGATGACGTTATCATCCTCTTTAGGGACATATGGATGACCTGTTTCGTCGAACCATAACCCTTGACTCTTGATACCTGTCTTGTTTCTATCCGGCATGTAAATATGACATGACATATGGTTATCCCATGTGTTGATTGCGTCTTCATCAACAGGGTATTCCTCGTATATTCTGTCTATCAATGCAGTTATAGCGCCTTCGAAAGCTGAGTTCCGGTCGGATTCTGATATGTCAAAGGGGTTCATCTCTTCTGCGGAAGGGTCTAACAGTTTGCAACATGCCCTAACATTTATTTGCCTGTTATAAACGTCAGAGACTTCAACATATTCTATTCCAACCAGTCTTTCTGTCCTGTATCTAACCGCCAGTTGGGTAATGAATATGTGTGATGTAAAGTACCTGGAATAAATAGCCGCAGTATCCATATAGGCATCTTGGAGAGTCGTGAGGTTGCGCTCATAGATAGTGTAATCATCCAGCTCAGGGAATCGGGACCACGCTGCCCATCCACCTAATCGATAAAATACATGAGGCGTTGATTTTATAGATTGGATTTGGTCTAAGGTAGTTTCTCTGTTATGTGTGATATGCTCAATCGTGCCTAAAGGGGTCTCAACGTTAAATATGGTCTTGTCATTGGAAACAGCAAAGTCTTTGTCCATAGTATGCTCATATCCTGGCCCAACGAAGATCTCACCATCAATGTCTCCTCCTATATATTGTTCTACATACCTGGTGTTTCTTATCTCTGTGCCCTCATCCGAATCGTGGATCGATTTTACTACAGGGAGATAGGCCGTATATGATCCAGTGGAGTTGGTGACTACGGCCTTCCGCGACGAGAAAAACCAAGGGTAGTAAAAAAGTTCATCATACGGGAGCCATTGCCTGTAATAGACATATTCGTCCCTACACTGCGCAGCTCCGGTAATTAAATTACATGGTAGAATATATCTATCCCTGCATAATATGGGGCCTGAAACTCCTGAATAATCTCCGGTATATCCGCTATACTTCCACCCTGCATCCGTCCAATCGGGGTCCCATGTCCATCCTTCTTCCCATGTTCCCCCATAATTGGGATCTCCCATCCCGTATCCATCGTTTTCAGAGCTGCTCAATGCAGTGGGGTCTATTGTAAACCATCGTCTGTAGATACCCCCGGCCTCGGCATTGTACGCAGGGTATTCGGTTACGCTGCTATTGTTTACGTCTATCTCTTGGGTAGGATTATTAAACCATGTGTCATAAGTAGCGTCTTTATAAAACAAAGTCCCTGGAGGAAAACTTGGCCTACCTGGCACACTTGCAGACATCTGGTATTCATATAGTCCGAATGGAGACCACAACACATACTCACTATCCACATACGGCTCTGTGTAATAGGTCATCCAACCCTCTATATCCATCGTGTAAGGCATAATGCCTTTGGATAAGGTCTTGTCACCATCTTCCCATGTGATATGACCATCCCCCATAGTCTGGCCTTCATCATTCTTCATTATGGCGTAATCGTTTCTCAGCACGTCCCAGAAGAAACAATAATCTTTCATCTTGACCAGGATAAAACAGCCTGGGAGGACATCTTCATACTCCCCAGGTCCTATCAACTCCTGGCTTCTCCACCTCAAGAACTGTGAGTAATAGGTGTCAAGTTCAGTGGCCGTTTCCATATATTTTGTAAAATCAATATTGTGCGGCTCATGGTACATCATGAAACAGTACATGCGAAAATCAAGTGCCGTAGGAAGAACATTACCTTCTTCATCTCTGTAATCATAGATATCGTAGGCATGGAATATCTCGCCATTAGGGTAGGTTTCCAGAAATAGCAGACTATAAAGAGCATTTATCTCTATATACGAGTCAAGATACCGTTGCCTGAATTGCGTCCTTATCCAGTCATAGCCATCTACATATGTGACACCTCCTTCTACATCCGACAACGCTTTAGATAGGGAGAAGGCATACACCACATAGTATGATGAGCTTGTGCTGTCTTTGCTTATCCAGTCCTTTTTGATCCTGAATTTGCCTTTTTCATACCCATCTGTATCTGTCACGAGTTCGAATATAGGATTTGCGTAATCCTCTGAAGGATACAGGTATACAAGCCCATCATCCGGATCTGTAGGTGACGTACTCCATCTGTTGACGGATGAATCATAGATAGCCAGATAGGTAAGTAGATCCAGATCATCATTAGCCTGGGATGGTGATCTTTCAAGACAGATAGGCCGTCTGTCATAAGTTGAGAGAGTCAACACGAATTCCTGGTGCAGGAACACGTCCGTTAGGATACGCTTTGTTAGGTCATCAAACGGAGCATAAATATGGATCTGACCTTGATTGAAATATTTTTTACATTCTATAACCTCTCCAGTGTTGAAATAGACACGTCTCACATCCTGGTTAAGACCATTAGGGGAATAGATGCTTTTAGGTGACAGAGACATGGCATGGCTCAGGATATCAAACTGCTTCAAGGCTAAATGTGACATTGCCTTAGCCTTGAGCTTGTCACCATGAAGATATATATGTGGGTAGCAGGTAAGATCCATTACGACCCCGAAGGTTTGCGTCCAAGGATGTTCACAAGCGCGTCAATGCTGTCTATACTGAAATCCGAACCGTCTATATTCTTGATAGTGAAGCTTAGATACCGCCCTTTCTGATCCCGCCTGCCATTAAGCTCAGCCCCATGCTGATATGATGATGTAGGGCTCAACCTAAAATCATGGCCGGGCCTCTCATCCACCTGAACCGTGATATCAATGTTCCCGTCACTCTCATAGCCCACAAACATTTTGCGGATCCGCTTCTGGTTGCTTGATCCTAAATCAGTAGTCGGTAGCTTTGCGTATGCCTCTATATCGCCACCATTGTCCTTGTTGCCTCCTATGGCAAACAGACCATCTGGGCCAGCCGCAAGAATTCTGTCGTTAAACACGCACAGTGACTTGAACGGGTAATTGACAAATTGAGTTGTGCCAACATTTCTAAGGTTACAATGAAGGCAAATGGAATCAAAGGCCGTGCCACTTTCAAGGTGGCAATCAAGTTCTGGAAAGGGTGAGATTTCATTAAATGTCAAAGCTATATCTGCCATCTAAAACCCCGTAGCTGATCGGTTGTATTGCAAGATGTTTGTGTCGAAACGTTTGTCTACATGCATGACCGAATACATCTCCGGAAACGGGAGATATTCGTCGAAGGTTAGAGCTATATCGGAATACAAGTGGGCATCTATGCTTGGAAATGGTAGGTCTTCATCAAACCTTATATTTCTTCCTACAAATATATGGGCATCAAACTCAGGGAACGGTAAATCGTTGTTGGCTTTAATGACTATCGTGTTTCTAAGGGTGCAGTCGATTTCAGGAAAGGGAAGATCCTCGTCAAATGAGACGAGAATGCCTACCGTGATCTCGGCATCAAATTCAGGAAACGGGAGATACTCATCGCACCTAATGACAATCCCGGTCGTTATCTCTGAATCAAGTTCTGGAAACGGGAGATCCTCGTCAAACTGAATCCCAAACCGTGTGTCGATTTCCGGAAATGGCAGGTCTTCATCGAATCGGATGTTTTTACCGACCTTGATGACTGCATCTATCTCAGGAAACGGTAGGTCTTCGTCAAGCTGCATTCCAAATCGTGTATCACACTCTGGAAATGGCAACTCTTCGTCAAACTGAATATTGCGGGTAACGTAAAGTTGGGCTTCTATCTCCGGGAATGGCAGATCCTCGTCAAACTGAATCCCAAACCGTGTGTCGATTTCCGGAAATGGCAGGTCTTCGTTAAACTCCAAGGGTATAGCCTGCTTTAGGACACAGTCTATTTCAGGGAATGGGAGATCTTCATCAAATTGTATGTTTATATACGGATAGATTATGGCTTCTAACTCAGAGAAGGGGAGATCCTCTTCGAACACTATCCCGAATCTGGTGTCAACTTCCGGGAAGGGAAGGTCTTCTTCAACCACTACGCCGAAGCGGGTGTCTATCTCAGGGAAAGGTAGCTCTTCCTCAACAACGATGCCGAAGCGAGTATCTAACTCTGGAAACGGGAGGTCCTCGTCAAATTGGATATTCCAGTAATCGTCATACGCAAAAAATCCTGTCGGAGGTGTATACTTAAACGATGCACTATCTGTTACAATAGTTATGGATGGAGCGTTGCTGGCATAAGGGCAGCCCCAAGGAAACCATACCCCTGTTATCCCTGTAAAACATGGATTAGCACCTGTAGTAGGATTTCCGGAATCGGCCCATGCATTTTGTCTGGCAAACCATATCTTACCGTTGTCAAGGTCTAATGCAACCGCTACAGTTTCGCCGTCCCTAAAGTATCCTAAGTCTGTATCGGCAGAAGATCTATTGTAATATTTGCTTACTTTATAAGGGCTATTTGTTCTTGATTCGAAACTTACACAATCTGGATCGTTAGTCCCTGAATCCAACAAAGAAAAGGTTGACTTTGCGATGCCAACCCTTGTCAGATGTTCGCTACCAGAACCTATAAGAAATTCAAAATACCATTTGCCTAAAGATACCCCTTGATTAGCACGAGCACTTCCAGAAACAGTATAGCTTGGATTGCTTGATAGAGTCTTATTCCCATTACTTAGGATGCAATAGGTTGTATTGTAATCAGCATGATTCCATGTGACAGTCATTGAAGAGAGGTCCTTGTTATATCAGGTCTATGAGCCATAAACGGGGAAGGGATCCCCGTTATTCACAACCAATGATTTTATTAAGTTGGGGCTGCTGTCCTCTCGGTAAGGCTGAACTGATCGCAGGTAATAGGAACACCAACCTCGATGCTCAGGTTACTCAACTTGAACTGATAGCTTGACCCACACTGCCCATCAACCCTAATAGCCTCTTCTGATGCGTCCACTCCGGTCTGTAATGCGTTGTCGTAAAACCTGCCCCATCCGGCAGTACCATTTGCAAGGCCGGTTCCTTTCCATGTGTCTCCTGATTTTTTAGACACCTTCCCAGCCGCAATGGCGGTCTCATCTAATTCCAGACCGTTGGTCTTGGTTCCTGCCGTGACCGTGCCACCATCCTTCGTGAGAATAGCCAGTAGTGTCACACTTCCTTCGGATGCATCTGCATTCGCGACCTGTGTTCCGGTATAGACATAAAGAGCACCGTATTTCAAAGCCTGAGCGATACCCTTTCCGGTTCCGGTAATGGTCAAAGAAGCGTTGTCACTTTCATCCCCTGTAATGGCACTAACCACCATTGTTGCCCCGGTCGAGGCTACGGAAGTAACTGTTACAATCGCATTATTGCCTGCTCCTGATCCCGATATGGTTATAATGTCATCCGGCCTAAACCCTGCTGTAAGAAGAGCGTTTGCTGCTGAGGCTATAACGTTACCTGATGCTGTAAATGTCAGGTCAGTCCCTACTATCTGTGCTACCTTGCCAGCCTTTACATTTGCCAACCCTGTTGATAATTTTAGTGGCATATTTGCAACTCCTTTGTTTCATTTGATAAATTCATAAAAAAAGCCCCACCGGAAAACACACTTGTGATGTGCTTCCAATGGGGCTTGTTATTGCGCGATTGGCTTATCGCCTAAGCGACCTTAATGAAAGGCGGGATAGACGACGTTTGTATATGTTGTTGTTTAGTATAGTGTTACTGTATAAGTTCCATCATAATAAACTGCACTCCCCCGGTTAAACCCGGAGGTCAGCTTGATTTTGTCTGCTGTTAGATTGTCGAAGTATCCTCCGGATGCACCCATGCAGATACCCTGTTCGGTGGTCCATATAACCGCCTCACCTATAATCCTTCCGTCCCTGATTCTTGATCCTGGTACTATAACGTCCGTGCCTTCGATTGCAGGGTAATCAGACACATGAACATGCTCGAACCCTGATATTGGCTCCTCTCCCAAAAGGAAAAAGGTCTCCGATTCCGTACTTACAAAGATCCCATCCCTAAGCGGCCTGAACATCCGGACCCGTGACTCGAACGGTAAATAGTTCTGTGCGAAGTCTACCCAATGTTGAGAATTAGGCTCTGTGTACCATACGACCGGGAACCCTTGGTCAACTGTAATCACATAGAACCGTCCCTTGTAGTAGGCGACTAAATAGCCAACGTCTGGAGAAAAAAATTGTCTTGAGGTAAGAGGTCCTATGTAGTCCTCGTCCACCTTGGACCAATTGCTCCTTGACATGGTATTAAGGTTTATAATCCCGTTATCGTACCCGTTACAGTAGTAGACCAGTTTGGAAACCGTCTCATAACTCATGTGTGCATCAGGATTGACCGTGGCTATTGTGGTTGAGTTTAGCCCGTCATCTAATACGCACAGATTAGACCCTACGACCGCCATGCAAACAGACCTATACGGGAAAAGGCTATGGCAACTCGATGTGATAGAGGTTGCAGCATATCCCTTACGCCTTGTCAGCCTGTACGAATCATCCACTACCACATTAACGGCAACGGCTAATTCCTGTATGAAAGTCTCTTGGTCAAACCTGATCCGTGCCGGGTCTATCCGGTTATTTAGTCCTACCGTTCCTCTGAATAATGGGAAGAGCTTCATCAGAAATACTGAACCCTCCTGGTCATTACGGGTTGAGCCTTTGGTGCGTGTATGAATCGCCGCCTGAGCTGCTCCAATCCTGCGGAGAATTGCTGCGTATGATAGTTCGTGTTTGGTGATTGGCCGTCATCGTCCTGCTCTTTGAGCTTCCAGAGCTTTGAAAGGACATGATCTACGATTACCAACCTGTGAAGATGAGCCGGTATATATGTCGGTCCATCACTACTTAATAATAACGTTGCCGGAGCTGCGTAATAACGGACCAATACGTCCTGATCCACATCCGGAACATAGACAGCGTGCAGGTATGGTTCCTCAACCGCTACATCCCAAATCCGGCCAGTGGTCGCCCTCTTTCCCTCATAGACCCGCCTCATTTCCTTAAGTGACGGTCTGATTGTCAATTCCTGGCTGTACGTGGTGTTCCATGCTTCGAACAGATCATGGTCAAAGTTCTCGGGCAGGTCCCCGATCCCGGTCCCGTCATCAGCCAAGAATGATACTGTGGCAGAGGAGATAAGGCCTGGGAGCGACACCATACCGGAGACAAATATCAGAGTATTGTTGATCTCGTTCAGTATGTACGTGTCGTTCCAGGTCTCATCCTGTATACCTTCGGTTATAAGTTCGATCATCTCTGAGACATTCATGAGTCTGTCTCCTCATTATCTTCGGATGCCTGTTCTTCGGGTGGGGATACTATGTCTTTCTTACGCTTGCGTATGACTGTCTTTTTTTCTGTCTTACGCTCATCATACTTATCTTTGTCGAACAGCCTGAAATTGCCCGTACTTATGAGATAATTCCTGTGCTCTTCCGAAAACACCTGTCCTAAAGATTTCCTTGTTTCCCTGTCCAACTTAAACACGTACTGAAAACCGTGCAAATTGACATACGAATCCCCATCCCTTACGATCAAGCATTCCATCCACATAAGCGCCCCTTTGATATCGTATCGTTATTAAACTCCGTACTCTGCCTCTCGGTAAAGTATGGAGAGGTAGACAGTGCCCAGCGCCCCCGTTGCCGCCGCGGTCATGATCTTTAGGGCAACGACCCTATCGCTGGTCGAGACACCAAGAGCCAGACAGTTGATTGAGTCCATGCGCGCTATGCCTCCGGCCTGGCAGACAGTAGAACCGTCTATGATCTCCGAATTGTCAACGAGGCTTGTCCCGGCTGAGTCAAGGATTCCGACGTCAACCACAATGGCCGGGGATCCACTGGAGTCCAGGTCCGGAGACGCAAGCACTGCATCAACCAGGATGCAATTGGCGGGTAGCACACACAGCTTTACAACGCTGTTTACGACTGCGGCTGCGGGTATAGCGTAATAGCCGGTATTAACCATCAGCTCTCCCGCGCTATGCGGAGTAGCTACAGGGTTGTATGTTTGGGCATTTTCTGCGGTATATACGGTCATGATTTGATCCTCCGTTGATTGTATACATTATGTTTATCAGCCCCCTATAAACCGGGGGCTATATTTGCCTATTGCTGTTACGGCTCAGGGCTGTAGGTGTCGAGCGCCATGATCCCATAATCGAGGCTATTAAAGGTGACCTTCTTAATCCCGAATATGGAGTTGGAACTGATCACGACCTGATTGCCATTGTCGCGGGTCTCTTCGTTCCATCCGAAACGAAATCCGGAACCAGGGCTGCCGAATGCCGCAACAAGTGCCTGCTCACCGAGGAAGAGGGCTCTTGCAGCTTTGAGTGTGCCAGGACTACCTGTCCCGTAATCTGAAAATTTAATGACACCCTTGTGCTTGTGGAGCACGACGTTATTGTGCATACCAAGAGCACCCGTAAAAATCGGGCTCTTGCGACCTTCGGCTGTGGCAGCGGCTTTCTGGATGTCCAACCAATCTCCGGTAGAGGTTCCGGTGCGGAGGCTGTACGCCTGCCAGGGATTCATGACCAGGACATAGTGATCCTCTCCGTCTATCTTGATAGGCTGGATCTGAGGAGTCCCTTCAGTACCACCACCCATCATCTCAGCGAGTGCCACCATTTTGTCGATCTCGCCCGTATCCATGATATCACTGGACGTAATCGTAGCCTTGACATGTCCACCTGCATACAGGATATGAGAGGAATCCGGGACGCTCAGTGAGTTGTTCGCAAACCCGGTATAAGAGGTCGGATAAATGAAATCCGCATTAACACCTCTGGCTCCTGACGCATAGATGAAGCATAGTTCGTCAAACGCTCTTGCCCACCAATCGCTCTGCCGTCTCCTGGCAACTTCCCGGAGCTTGTGCATGGTCCTCTTGCGGGACATGCGCCCTCCGGTATTCACGCCGCATCGCATTTGGTCGATATAAACGCCGTCAGTATAGAAGCTGAGAGCCTCTTCCTTGTTCTCCAGAACATCATCCCCCTCAACAGGAGTCATTGACATCTGCATTGAGAGGTCGAAGGAGATGTATTCTCCAGCGTCACTCTCCAGCTCTTTAAGTAGTTGTAGGGGCATGGATGAATCTGATCCCTTCCCCATGAATTTACGTGTCCAGTAGGCCTTTCTCGCCAGGTCTACAGCCAGAAAAGCGGAATACTTCTTGACCGCTTTTGAGTCGCCCAATCCAATGATAGTTTTTGCCATTGTCTAATCCCTCCGTATGGATCATCAATCAGTACGTTTATAAATGTGTGAGTCTGTATCCGTGCTGAAGGGTGTGAACGTGGCGTCTCGCTATCAATCGGCTATATAGGAACCGATGGGGTTGTGACTGGAACCACCGAACGGGCCACAAAAAAAGCCCCTTCAGAAACACTATGTTGTGCGTGTCTCCGATGGGGCTTATGCGCTATCGGCTTACCGTCCAGGCGATCCGTTTAAGGAAGGGCCGGATGATGAGATGTATTGTTGTTAAACAGCCTTGTTATGTTTCTCGACCAGCTTATCGAACAAGGATGCCGAGAATCTCAGTATCCTTATTATAACCTGTATTATCTCAAGACTTTCAGGCTTCATATTACCTCTTGTTAGTGCGTATCTGCATATCGTTTAAGCTCGGCATTGGACATCCTCTCCAATGCATCCTCCAATTTATCACCTGACAGCTTGTCCAGATGTGCGAACTCTCCACCATCATCATTGAGAGCTGCCGGAGGAACGTTGCTCAATGTCTTAGGGATATTGCTCCTGTCTGCCTGCTTCTTTTTGGCGTCTCTGGTTAGATCCTCTTTCTCGGTATCCTTCGGGCTCTTCTCTTTGGGCTGCGTTTCAGTCCCTTTGCCCTGCACAATAGAAATGAGGTCATCTATTGACCCCTTCGCTTTAGAAAGGATTTGGCGGCCTGACATATTGGCGGCATCTGCACTTTCCAGTATCTCGTTTACTTCTCCCGCGAATGCCCTGAATAGTCGTTTGTCTTCACGAATAACCGGGTTCTCGTCGAGGAACCTGTTCTGCTCCCATTCCCAATTCTTCTGAACCATTTCCTGGTTGAACTCAGCCCTCAGTTTTGCGGCTGTTTCCATCTCTTTGAGTTCAAGGCGTTTCTCCATGTAGATGTCGTATTCGACTTCGCCTTCGTCAAACTGCTTCTTGAGATTGGAGACCTCATCCCTGATAGCTGTGAGATCGGTAGGATCTATTTGGTTGAATGATGGGACAAAAGGCTTGTCTGCTCTTTCTGGTTCGGGTTCTCCCTCCGGCTCTTCTTCGGCCACAGGAGTTCCTTCAGCCGGATCTTTTATATCTTCGCCTTCATCCTTAATTTCTTCTGTTCCTTCCGGCTCTTCTTCCGGCTCTGTACCTTCACCCTCATCACCATCGAGAGCTTCCAGTTCCTCATCACTCAGTTCCATATCTTCGAAATCTTTGTCCGACATAAATACCTCTCCTTTTATCTCTTGAAATCCTCGGCTTTAACGACCCCAGCAAGGATCATCTTCTCTTTAAAGGCTTCATTCTCAAGATTAATCTTGCGTGCCTTATCTATCATAGCGTCTAATTCTTCATCGCTCCAGCTCGCTATGCCCATATTCGCCATAAAGGCAATGTAATCCTCATTGGATTTCTTGAGGTCCTCTTGTACTTCATTTAAGCGATCTTCCAACTCTCTCATTGGGTCAATTTCCCTGCCAAGCTCGGCAAGCAGTTTATTTGATAATTCCCAGGCTTCTTCTGCGAATGTCTCAGCAGGTGATGGTGATGGTGAGTCTGTGTAGCTTGCCATGGTTCCTCTATTCGCTGTGCCTAACATAGAAATTATAATTTCGCATTTCATCTGTAGCATCTTGAAACGGTATTCTTTATCTGACATTGACACTGTGGTTCTCCTTATTCTTATATGTTTGCGGGTATATAAGGCCCTGTGCCCCTTGGCCTAAGTTCCTGGTCCTTCTCTTGCTCTGCACGTTCCTTTGAATCTATCTCAAACAGTGCCTTTGCCCTGTTAATCCTGAGTCCTTCCTGATCCAGTTTCACCTTTGACAGCTTAGCCGTTGCGTCTGCCCTGTCCTTGGCTGATTTTGCGGCCTTCACTTCCATCTCCAAGGCTTCTTGCTGTCTTTCTCTTTCTGCCTGTTCTTGTGCCTGCTGTGCCCGTGCCATTCGCTCTTGCTGCACTTCCGGGTCATTAGTATCTTCATCCGGATCGGTCTGGCCGTTAATCGCCCTGATACGTTTAACCATCTCCTCTTTTCCAGGGAGGTCTGAGAGGTCAACCACCATATCGAGCAATTGGATTGATACCTCGGCTGGCATCCGTCCCATGAGCTCCATCATGCTTTCAAACATGGCCTGTCTGACTGTGGCGTTATAGTTGGCCGAATCAACCACGAAGTCCGCCTGGCTTGCTGTTATGTCGTTGATAGGTTCTCCGGTCTGCTCATCTATACCGTTGATCTCTTCAAAATCCATGTTGCCACGATCGCCCAATATCCTGACGACCTTGTGCTCAGTGTAATATTGTTCTATCAAGGAAAGTTCCATCTCACCTAATATCTGCCGGGCATATCTCATGTTGTCAAACAGCTCTGCGGTCGTGACGTGCCCCTGCATCTGCCGGGCTTGTATCGCTGTACCTGACGTTGCGTTGGTATCTCGACCCATCAACTCATCAGTAACGCCGCTCGTCGCTTCTATGTACTCGGCATCCTGGACCATCAATTGAACATGCTCTTCTGCGAGATCCCTATTGTCCTCAATCCTAAGCTCTGACCCCGGCCTTTTGAATATCATTCCATCAGGCCGGTTTACCTCGTCCATTAGTTCCTGCCGGTCCTCAACCGCGTCATTGTCTGCCACTACCTGCCGGGTAGAGAGGATGTACAGCGCCTTGGATCTTCGCTTATTTAAATCATCCTGCGGATCTCTCAGGTTCCGGATAACACCATATGGTGAATTGTCCTTGGCTTTTCGATATCCCCAAATAGGCACGAACGGAAACCTGTTATGTTTGTATGGGCTCTCAACATCCAGGAGTACTGAGTTGCCAGTAAACACCATGCACCGGATCTGCATCTTGATTGCGTCATGTACTGAGGCATAACCGGAATTCACGAGCTGAGACATTGATGGGTCACCCTCATCATAAATAGATCCATTGAGAGTACCCAATCCTTTGCCTCGTATGATCTGAGTCTTTGTAGGATACCTATACCAACACTCCTCGAGACATACACGACTCCGGGCATACGTATAAGAACCTTCACCTGAATATGAGAAATCACCGAACAGTGCTGTTTCCTCGTCAACATCATCATAATCATAGTATGATCCATGATTGATTGCGGCTGCTCTCACAGCGCCCCAACGGTCAGGGAACATTGCACATGCGATATCAACATCCACCCATTTGCGCCTGAGTACATAACGTGCGTCTGATAGATCCAGTTCAACCGCGAACGGGTCATACCACATGTATCTCCAGTCCTCGCGCCGTATGTAGAGAGGCTCGTCTTCCCAATCGCCACGAACCCCACACTCAAGCCAGCCAATCCCGCCCTTAACCGCATCTGCGAACGCTGTTGAATGAGCAAATGTGGCCTTATTGACATCAGAGAGATACTTCAGGAGCTTGGTCTTTGCCTCCGCTCCTCCGGCATCCTCCGCGCCCCTGGGCAATACCCTAAAATCTACCCGGGCACGTTTCTCTGTGCCGAGTATCCAGTCAATGGCGGGTTTGATCCTATTGAAAACAATCGCCTTCTGGCCTCTCTCTTCGAGTTCTGTCGCGTCTTCTTCTGCCCATTGATCGCCATCATAGTAATCCCGATCCTCAGCACAATCGACACGGAAATCGGTCTGCCATTCCATTGCCTGGTTGCGCCATGTTGTGACTTGTCGAAATCGGCTCAGGACATCCGGGGTATCCATCGGATGAGAGGAGTTTTCAGTTTCAGGCAGATCTAATGCCTCAATCTGCTCATCAACTGTGATTCCTTCTTCTGTTGCCGTGTCTGGCCTGTATGCCGAATCATACGCGCCCATTAAGCCATATCCTCAGTCACATCAAAGTGTATCGTTTCATCAGTGATACGGTTCGTCATCTTGCCCTCACCGATAGACTTGGGATCCTCTGTCTGTTGCGGAGGCATCTTGACCAGATCATCAATGCCGTATTGTATAGCATCCGCTATCATCGAGACTTTTTGAACTGTCGGTATCCCGATATCAAACATATCGCATATCGTGCCTGATACGGTCGCTATAGCTGTCAAATAGAAAGGGTTGTGCTCCTCCGAGTACATCCAAATGTCTTTCAGCGGGATGGCAAACTTAACGGGCTTAGACCGCTTTATCTTGGGCGATAGAATCAATACCGGATCACCCTCATCATCATATATTAATGATCTCACTACATCAGACATATATACGCTCCTGTATCAGTTTATCTATCATCGTTATACTGCCATGGCGTTACGCCTGCGTCTTATCGGTTTGTGACTCTGCACACTCTTAAACTCATGAGCTACAGCCAATATCTGGAACGCATCAGCCCCGTTAGACGCCCAATTGTGTAGAGGATGAGACATGTAGCATCCGTTTTTGTCGTCCCACGCTTTTCTGTAGTTTTCCAGGGCTTTAATCCCTTCCGCACAATTCGCCTCGTGAAACCAACACGAGGGGAATATGTCTCTTGCTGCGTTGATCTGCTCCTCTTTGCCGAGTTTCGGAGCGACCTCAAATTTCAATCTATATTTCTTCTCCGCTGTTTCCTTCCGGCTTTTCCCGGTCCCCAGCTCCCGGACCTCGATATCGTGCGGACCAGTGTGCTTCCCGTACAGATATCCTTTCTCATGCAGAACACTGGCATAATGACCTAATCCCTCACCTGAGTTCTCGTAGTAGTCTATAAGACGAATCTCTCGCCCTATAGTCTGAGTGAACCATATCGCTGTGGTGTCATTCATCCCGAGATCCCACCAGGTATCTACCGGAATGCCTTCTTCTATTGGATAGTTGAGTATCCTCTTCTCTTTATACACCCGGTCAAATTGGCTGCTGAAATATGCTCCCTCGATGGATGCCTCAAACGCTTCTTCAGGAATTGATGGATATTCCCGCTTCATTTCGCTGCCCTGAACAGCCCATTTTTTGGCGTACCAATGTTTTTGTGCATCAGTCAGGCTGATACCATGGACCCGTTTTAGCTTTGCGAAATACTCAGATAGAGGTTGAGGCAGGATAAGAGCGTCGGGAATTGGTAGCGAATTACGTGGATCTTTCCACCAGGGGAAAAAGAAAAACTTGAAATCAAGAGGTGTGAGTTCTGCGCCTTGCTTCTGTTTCTTTTCCGCATCCTGGCAGAAGTCGAAAAAATACCCTTCGTTACCTTCAGCCGTGGATTCTATGGCTACAAATTGGCCGGCATGGACTGTATTGAGGGACCCTGTTACTATCTCTTTGGCTTTTTCCGGGTATTTCCGGCAGATCTTTCCGAATTCCGAAATGTGAAGATATTGAAGTGTAGCGGATCTCATTGACGTACCGACACGGATCGCGGAGTTATTCGCAAACGACAACTCCCTCGTGCTATCTGTCCGGGCCGGAACCATCTCTCTTATCTCGTCGGGTAGATTGTCATATGCGAATTTGACTTTGTCTGAGAAAAATGACTGAGCATCCTCTTTATTGTGAGCAATGATGCCCGCGCGGATGTTAGAATTGAATAGGCAGCAATCCAGGAAATAGATGCAGAAGAATGTTGTAATGCCGTGCTGCCGAGACTTTAAGATGATGGATTGGTGCCAGAGATTGCGATATAGATCTTCCTGAACGTGGTTAGGCTGAAACTGAATCTTGCGACCCTGGGCATCTATGATGAAATAGATGTTATTGAGTCGCCATAATCTGTTTTTAACAACTGAGAGATCCAAATCCATCAATCGTCCTCGCTCGGTAGACCCCGCCCTTTACCATCGATCTCTTTGAGTAGCGTAGCCAGGGACAGTTTAACCTCTCCCGTCACCTCTGATTTCTCCGCCGGATACAGCCCTAATAGTTTCTGCGCGTCCATTCTGGCAACTTGTCTTGTGTGCCAGTCGACCAGATTTTCGGAGTAAATGACCTCGCCATTGTTGCTGAAAACTTTTACGGTCTTTGCGTTGAGCTCTGCTTTGAGCTTTTGCGCGAGATAACAGCGAGTTATACCCTTGTCGCGAAAAATCTCTTCGATGCTTTTAGCATCATGTATATCATTGATTTTTAATCCGTCTCCCATTTTTTCTTCCTCTATGGCAACAACATCGCTTTACAATCGACTGCCAAAAAGTCTTTAATAATCATATACTTTTTAAAAAATACCCTGTCAAATGCACGTTCAGAGCGTCCGCTCAGGGCGGTCTTCAGAAACGGCCTTCAGAGCGACAAAATTCACACCTTTTCATTTTTTATAAACCCTTGATTTTATTGATAATATAAAAAATATCATTATGTGCGTATTTTTTCTTGACATTATGCGCAAAAGGAGTATTTTGGAATCAGCATTGAGGGAAAACAAACAATTAAGGAGGAAAAAGAAAATGGAAATCACGATAGACACAATCAGTTACAACCAAAGAAGAATGGGAAGGCCTTGGATCGCAAGGGTAGATTTTAGCACGCCTAAAGGGGATTTTTTATGGGGTGACTGGACCGGAGATCATTACAACGGTGGAGCAGGCGTACTTTCCATCAACGCCGATGCAGGGGACATTATCGCAACCGGGCAAAAAGATAACAGACAGCCCAAAAACTCCGCACCTAATTTCTATGTTGTGACCCCGGAAGACGAGCTGAAAGACTTGGGAGACAAAGGCGCGGCATACAAATATTATCTGGAGCACAAAGACACAGCCCCAGATCTGGACGCACTGCGAAGAGAAAAGGAAACTCTACTCGCTCGGATCGCAGAAATTGACAAACTTCTTTCATAAACAATCAGAAAAAGGAGAGAGCAATGAAAATAAGAATATTTGTGAAAGACTCTGACACAGGTGAGGTGCTCGAAGACCTGGGCACATGCACTACAGACAGCCCCAGCCGAGCGGCCGAGATGTACGACAACGACAGACCTTGGTGTGAAAAGGGGTATCATGGCGTTATCGCATGGGAAACTATAAAGGAGGGATGAAGATGAGTGGATATAGATCGTACACACGAGAAGAAATAAAAGAAGCGCAAAAAGAAGGAAAAACAATATACACACTCGACACGGGTAATAGCGGGGAAGATGATACGCTAATAGCCGAAAAGGGTGAAAGTTACCAAGACGTAATGGCAGCCGTACTCTATCATCATGAGATAGAGACTTTACCGGATAATTGGTCTCTCGACATTGTAGATTGGGATATAGATTAGGAAAATGAAGACTAACACACAGCCCCGGTACGCCGGGGCAGGAGGGGAGAAAATGGCAAACGCACAAGAAATATGCAACGGCTGGTGGAAAGATCGGCTAATGGCAGATGGATGCCTGGCCGAAAAACCAAGATTTTTTGATATTGCCGATACTGATTGCTCGCATGGCGCTATATGCCTCCAATGGGAAGACGGTGATATCGACATGCTTGTAGGGGAAATAGACTGGACAATGGTAGATTGGGGAACACTCCCCAAAGCTGAGATATTTGTTGGATAAAATTAACACACACGCCCCGGTACGCCGGGGCAGGAGGAAAGAAATGAGGCATAGAGAGGGAAGTGGGATAGATTTTTTCACACCCGCAGGATCTAAAAAGCTTCAACCTGAGATTGAGGCAGAGGCAGCCAAGAGAGCATGGATTCTATCTTGGAAAAGGATACAGTTCAAAAGTAAAGATCTCCAAGATTTTCTCATTGGGGATCAAGGGGATCTGGAAGATAAGTACATGAACTCTATCGTATATTTTCAAAATGGGTTCATGGAATTCACCCCCGCCACACAAGAACTCTTTGAAACCTATCTAATCTCTCTTCTCCCGAAATGGGAAGAAAGGATAGAATTTGATTAAAAAGGAGAAAGACATGAGATTAATCAACCTAACCCCTCACCCCATTTCTTTGGCTAATGCAGCCGGAGAAATAACTAAAACCATACCCACATCTGGAACAATAGCACGGGTCTCAACAGAAACAATCACAACAGGCCGAAGTATAGCCGGATGCCCTGTTGTAAAGAATACCCAGGGGCAGGTCACAAACCTACCCGAAGCGAAGGGAGGGACGGTTTATATCGTTTCCCTGTTTGTTCTCTCCGCTCTCTCAGACAGAAATGATGTAGTCGCCCCCGACACAGGAGCAACTTGTGTGCGGGGCGATCAGGGGCGGATTACGGCAGTGCGACAGTTTTTAACCGCATAACAACACAACAGCCCCGAAAGAAGGAGAATAAATGATGATAATCCATATAGGAAATAACAGCCAAGAAATTGTGTCTACCAATTATTTCGACACCGAACACGCCGCAAAAGGCCTGTTCTATGTGTCCACAAACGCCGGGTGCGTCCGGCTATTAGTCCCGGAAATAATGGAGGCGGCCATAACAGACATGAAAACAGCAAAATATGTGATCATGTCTCGTGGCCCATGGCCCGCACAAAACAGAGATGACGGGGTTGAAATCCTGTTTGAGGATTTCTCAGATACTCCATACGCCATTTTCATTGGAGTTGAACAGATTGATATGCTCCCGGATGGCGAGGGGGAATGGGGGTTCGCGATATGGACTGAGGAAGGCAAACAGTTTGAATGCCCTCTGAAATATCGGCATGTTAAAAAAATCCCGTGTCTGAAGGGATGGGAGGATAATAAGGATTTATAATGGACGAAAATAAATTCAAAAATTTAATGCTAATGGCAAAATCCTTACAGGAATTGGAGCCGGAACGCTCTGATTTCTGGAGGGGATTTCAAAGGGGGCTCCGCAGGTTGTATCATGGGGAGAGTTTCGGCACGGAATCAGAGCACGAACTGTATCTGACCTGCGCCAAGGGGGATTATAGGAAACAGCTACAAACCGGCTACCGCGCCGGATACTACTATGATCATCTGACAATAGAGGGTGCCAAGGACGTCCAGCCATTGAGAAAAATCATAGGACTATCTGTCGCGGAGATAGCGGAGATAACCACAGTGTCACCCCGCACAGTCGAGGGATGGGAGCAATGCAAGCCAATGTCGAAGCCAGCCCTGGAGCTGATTAAGAAATATTTAATGATATAAGAAGTGAGTCACGGAATGAAAATAGCTCGCAAACTCAAGAAGGTTTAGAGTTTGCGAGCTATAAATTTATTATATGAACTCCCCTCTCTGCGCCTTCAAAGCCGCCCATTTTTTTAAAATGCTCGGGAAAGCTGCTACTCTCCGGTTGGGAGGTGTGCCAACCTTCATGTAGAAGATAACTCCAGCCTCAAGTAACTCCTCTTTCCTTTTTCTCATAAAACGTTCATTTCGACCAAATATACCCGAGATCTGTGTCCATCCTACGAGAGCTACTTCATTCTCATTTGCCATTGGCACCCCCTCCATTATCCCTAATGCCCTGGCCCCTGCGGTGTGGGGATATTTGTTGCATTCCTGACGATGAAAATCGGCAACGGACTTCCACATCGTTGACATAGTAAAAATGGCTGAGGGTATAGTTGTCCCTGCCGTTTAGTGAGTTTATGCCCTTCGACGAAAATACGGCCATTGCATTCTCGGCATCTCACATCGTCACCGTCAGCTATTGAATTTAGCAATGCCTTTACGGGATCCATTTTCAGAACCTTTTCTTCCTGTGTCTGCTGTTGTGGTTGTTTCTCATCAGTACTATCCATATTATTCTCCATAAGTATTTTTGTATGAACTTCCAAATCTTAGATATCGGAATCAGAATATATTTACATTGGTTTGGCATATCTCTTGGTCTATGCATTAGCCACTCCTGTGAGACCTAAACTGACAGCTCTACGCCTCGCATATTCGGCAAGGAGAAGAGCGTCAGCATTAGCATGAATAATTTTGAATCCTGGGAAAAACCTCTGTGCGGCCTGTTTGGTGACATTCTTGTCCCCCTTGGACATACAACCCATTACCTTTTGCCATTTTTGAGGAGTTACGAGTTCGTGACGAATATCAAGAATCTCAAGAATGGTAGTAGCTTCGCCAAACGAGACCCCGAATTTAAAGCTACTTGCCACGCCTTGTTTCGGCATTGAGTGCACCTTTTCAAGCACAGCGTAATCGATGCTATAAGCATATGCTGTGATCATGTCTCTTCGGTCCTTACAAGGCTCAGAACCCTTACACCAGTGTACGACATGCCCCTTGTCGTCAATGATTGCATACGCCCCAGATTGCCCAGGATCTACGCCTAAAAATAAGCTCATAACATCCTCCAAAAAACTTACGCCGCCTTCTGTGCGTCCTTCTCTTCCTCTATCTCCTTCAACCGCCACTCTTTCAGTAATTTCCGGATCTCCCTCGATGCCGCCCTTGCCCTACGTCCGGCGGCGGTATTGCCATTTTTGTAGTACTTGTAGCCATCCACAAAAAACTTATCCATTTTAGCCTTTAAACCATCAAATAATTCTTCAGACATCTTTCTCTCCTTTCATTTCACAAACCGGGTGGTGGTAATGGATTTTACATACATGCTTTATGTCAGTACTTTTAAAGCTAAGTTCCTGCCTGTCAAAAAACTCCATTGTCCCAGAAGCTTCGATGCTGAAAGCGTGTTTCCCCTCTTGATAAAAATCCATCTCAAATTTACCGCCAGTTTGTGATATTCTAATTTCATCAGCCTCAACCTCTGATGTAACCTCGTCTATATTTTTTTGGTTTATCTTTATCGGGCCACCGCAGAGCTGTGTTGCGAATGCCTTTGACAATTTGAATTTCCCTACGCAGTTTTTCATGGGTTTTCCTATTTTCTATTGGTACAAATGTTCATGACCTATTAACGGACAATTTCTTCCAACTTCTTCACACTTCTTAAGGCTCCGGTTCTTCACTGGCAGGTCTAAAAAATACCAACTGGCAAAGCACCACAGTCCGGGCCCTATGAAATCCCAATGCCCTCCTGCCGGGCACTTTTCGCATTCACCTGGATGAAAACAGATAGGGGCGGCATAGCTTACAGGCTTAACTTTTACAGTGATCTTACCTGTCATCCCCATCACCCTGTATTACGCCCCGTTCCTGCCTGTCCTGCAATTTACGGAGGTTGTCAGCCATCACACCGCCCAGCTCGAACCCAAAAACGCTACAGCACTCCGCCAGGTACCATGCCACGTCGCCCAATTCACCTCTCAATTTACGAAGGAAAGTTTCCGACAGGCATGGGCAATCCCCATAGTCTCCACGTTTCGCCTTTTTCACAACACCAAGAAACTCACCCGCTTCATTTGCCAACCCCATAGCCGCATATTCCTGGTTGGGTGTAAGTGGCGTAATCCTGTCATGTCCCAACCTTATACTTGTCTTTCTGGCCTCTTTCTGGTACTCAGCTATTCGCATTTCGTACCCCCAATCTTCATCCCGATCTCAACACCATGCCCGATACCGTGATACATCGCCTCTTTATACGTATCCCGGAGCATGTCAACCCATCTGCTCATCACAGAATTAAAGTATTCTCCGTGCTCCCGGCACAGCTTCTCCGCTTCTTCCTTCCAGTCGAGATAAGGGAGCCCTCCGGCGTTTTTTCTTACCTCTACATTTTCACTTGCCATTTTTTCTCCATCTCCATGGTCCATAAACCGAGACACCTGCGTCCAATGAAGCAATCCATATTTAGGATGCTCGTAAAATTCCCCATCGTCCGAGGATGACCATCCGTGTTGTACTGCCCATATGCATACATCTTTTTTTCGTTCTACTATTTGATCTATTATTCCAGCCATCCCTTCTCCACTTCCCATATTGACTTTCCTCCAAACTCGAAATAAGCTAAAATTGAGGTATTATTTTCTCAACCTATAGTGAGGTATGCCTTAGCACTTGAAGTCGTCATATTTTCGTTCAATCCCCGCTACAGACTTGCGTTCTTGACAACTCTTTGCCTGCCTTCTGCCTTGAAATATTAGGTTCAGGATCTTGGCCCATCCTAAACGGAAACAACTCGCAATTCGGAGAGGTGCAGCCGTCAACTAAATATATTTGTCCTCCCATGCATTCAATACAGTGTTTTCTTATTCTGCTCATCACTTCAGCTTTTGTTGTCATCTCATACCCTTTCTATTTCGATTATATGGCCACACTCAGGACATACTATTGTTTTTGCCTGCTTTACTGTTTTCGGTTTCTCACCTTTCACCTCCCGGACCTTTTCCCGCACCTGTGATACCGTCCATTGTCCAGATGCCGCTTGCTCTAAGATTATGTCCTGATCTGTTTCACTCTCTAACCCGGACACAGCTTCATGATGCGACCATGATAACTCAGGCAAACGCCTTGATGGTGGTATCTTGCGGCCTACCCACTTGATGTTTGATATGCTTTTAGCGGCCAAGCCGAACGGTAATAGCTGAGTGTAATTCTGCGGGAACAGCGCCTCACACATATTGATATAATCCGAAATCCAGAAATTGATTGACTCCGCCATTGAGAACAGGACACCACCTATCATCTCAGCCTCTTCCCATGTCGGCCTTTTGATCCATTTCAGTGCAACAGGATCTTGTTGAATTATTTCATTATAGCTGCCCATCTTTCCCCTTTCCCGTTGGCGGGAACTTTAACTTGATAAAATCACTCAAACTTTCAACCATCTGGATTAGTATATCCTCCCTCTCAATAGCCCTCTGATCATTGTGGATATGGTCATGGCATTTTCGGCATAGAGGGATCGTGAACGTGTCAGAGGTCTTTGTACCCCACCCACAAGGCCCGGCCCACCGTACGTGATGCGGGTTTGACGGCACTTGTCCGCACCCTAAACATGGCTGCATTCGCACATGGTCAAGGTATTCTTCATTGATATATCGTTTCTCTGGTTTAGGTATCTGCATATCAGAACGGTATATCCGAATCATATTCATGATTGACATTATCGCCCTGTTCCTGCTGGCTACTCTGGCCTTTACTGCCTAACATCTGCATATCATTCCCTATGATTTCAGTTACGTACCTCTTGTTGCCTTCCTTATCGTCATACGTCCGTGTCTGTATCTTTCCCTCGACATATATCTGCATTCCCTTAGTGCAGTACTTCGCCACTATCTCAGCCAGCCCCCGATAAAACACTACTTTATGCCATTCGGTCTTTTCCTGCTTCTCGCCTGTGTTTTTATCCTTCCACGTCTCGGATGTCGCGAGGTT